ATGTGGACCCAAGTGTCAATGACCAAGATCAGTCCAAACGTTCTTCGATGGGCGCGAGAGACTGCGGGGCTGACCCCCGACGCGGCTGCGGCGAAGATTGGACTCGGTCCCCTGAAGAACTTGGAGCCTGGCAAGCGAATTGGTCAGCTTGAGTCCGGCGCAGTCGAGCCTAGTCGCCCATTGCTGCTTAGGATGAGCAAAGCCTATCGTCGTTCCCTCCTCACGCTTTACCTACCAGAACCTCCTGTGCCTAGTGAGCGCGGCGAAGACTTTCGTACTTTGCCCCAGCGCGAGACTGCGGACGAGCCAAATTTAAATGCATTGTTACGTGACCTGCGCACGCGGCAAGGACTGGTGCGAAACGTCCTAGAGGATGAGGAAGCAGAAGCACTCCCCTTCGTTTCCTCCATGAGTGTCGCCGATGGCGTCCATAGTGTCCTCGCATCTATGGAAAAAACCCTGGGCATTTCGCGTAGCGAATTTCGTGCCCATCGGACAGTCGATCAGGGGTTCACATACCTTCGGCGCCAGATCGAATCAAGTGGTGTCTTCGTTCTCCTGCTTGGAAATCTTGGGACGCACCACACCAACATCGATGTCGAGGTATTTCGAGGTTTTGCATCGGCCGACGAGTTGGCTCCATTCGTGGTAATAAACGATCAGGATGCAAGAACTGCTTGGTCCTTCACACTGCTGCATGAAGTGGCGCATCTATGGATAGGTGCGACCGGTGTGAGCGGAGGTTTCTCTGACGGGAAAGTGGAAGTCTTTTGTAATGACGTCGCGTCATTGTTCCTTCTCGACCCAAGTGAGTTGGCAGAGCTTACGACTGCGTCGATTCTTACGGCAGATGAATTACCGTCGGCGATTACAAAATTCGCTAGATCAAGATTGGTCAGCAGAAGCCTTGTCGCCTATAGGCTGCTTCGCTCTGGCCTAATTCAGGAGCCTATGTGGCGCGCTTTGAGGGACCGTTTCAAGCAAGAGTGGGTAGATTTTCGAACGAAAGAAAAAGCATCCTCGAAAGGCGCGCCGGATTACTACGTAGTCAAGCGTCATCGTCTTGGGCGAGGTTTGATTAGCGTAGTGGAGCGTGGGCTATCGCAGGGGCGACTTAGCTACACCAAGGCTGCCAGAATTTTTGGGGTGGCTCCTCGTAGCGTACAAAGCGTGTTGGGCGGTTCCAGTGGTGGGGGTGCTTGATGCTCTACCTCGTTGACGCCAACGTGCTGATGAGCGCGGCAAACACCTACTACAGGCACGATTGGGTGCCCGAGTTTTGGGAGTGGCTTTCTTTTCACGCCCAAGCCGGCTCTATAAAGGTGCCGCTAGAGATATTCGAGGAGTTCGAAGATGGATCCAAGGATGAGTTCAAGGACCAGATGTACGCCTGGATCCAAGATCCGAATAACAAGCAGGCGATACTACTGCCGCAGGCCGCGGACATCGCGCTAGTTCAAGCTGTCCTCTCGAAGGGCTATTCGAGCCAATTGACTGAGGACCAAGTGGAGAAGCTTGGTAGAGATCCCTTTCTCATAGCCCACGCCTTGACCTCCCCCAAGGATCGCTGCGTTGTAACAAACGAGAAATCCGCGCCCGCAGCGAAGCCGCACAATCGGAAGATTCCGGACGCATGCTCGCTCAATGGCGTTAAATGGTGTTCACCGTTTGACCTAATGGCTGCATTGAAGTTCCGTACTGCTTGGAAGGGCGGGTGACCCGTTGGCAGGTCTGCGTTAGCCACCCTCTGTCGGGTTGGGGCGTCCCAGGCATCAAAAAAAGCAAAGGGCTTAATTTCAGCCGGGCTTGACGAGCGTTCGCTTGCCTATAGAACTGGCCGTCCGTGCGGTGGGTTTCGCGATGCCGGGAATCAGGAAGTCAGTAGCGTGCTGACCGAACCTGATCTTCTTAGCGAGCCAACGCGGCATGCTCCCTCGGCCTGACCAGGTGTTGAGTTCGTTGTCTGGGTCGCGGTACTTGGGCGCGACTTTGGCTGGCTTGCGGCGTGATCCGCGTTTCCGCCGGGTGGGCTGGACATCCGGCTGATCCCCAAAGAGCTCCTCGATCGTGTAGCCGTGGCGAGCAGCGAGCGCGACTGCCTGCTTGCGCACCGATGCAGCGGGGCGGCGTTTCGATAGGAATTGCTGTCGCTTTTCCGCGGCGGTCAAAAGGGCGGTCAGTTCCCGCAGGTTGAGCCTATCGATATCGATGTTCATGCGTGTTTGCGATGATGTATTTGAGCCAATTTGTCGGGAGGGGGTTGCCCTTCTCATACGGCTATGCTCGATTTAGGATCTTCTGCACGATTAGGATCAAAGACACAGTCATCATTAGCGACGCCAGCAATAAGTGCGATGGCTGCATCAGCCGCGCAAGATCCATGTGGTGTTCGTAGTCTGAACTCTGAAGACATTGGGTCGGACGACTCTGCTTGCCGCAGCGTTCACTAATTTCTTTGGCTTTGGCGGCAGATTCCTTTCCAGATTCCAGGGCCAGTGGGAAGGCGGTGCTAGACACCAGTCCGGCTATCAGCCCCATTGCAAGCGCTGTCTCTTGTGAAACTCGATGCCGTCGTGCTTCGGTGGAGCTTGGGTAAATGGACTGGAATCGCGTGGACAGACGCTGAAGTTCTGCAAGATACTTCCCGCTCTGCCTCGTAGGTCGAGCAGTGGACATCGTCAGCATGCTCAGTTTTTCAAGCGAAAGCAGATGTCGCTTGATGCGTGCCTCGCCGGCGGCACCACCAAGATCCCAAGAGTGGCGGACGAGGTCAATTACGTAATGAGCATTCGACGGCTCTTGGTGGTCGCTGGCGTGGCCGCTCAAGACGAACGAGATTTCTCCCGAGACGGACAACCCGACTGCAAGTTGAGCTGGTTTATCGTACTGAACTTTGCGTTCTTCCCAGGCGGTCGGCGGTAGCAAAGGAGATCTGAGGACAGCGGAAATATGGACTGTCCGGTCCAGTACCGAGATCTTGAACTCATGGAGGGAGTTCGGTGTGTGGCCGAGCACCGCTCGTTGCAGCTTATCTTTGACCTCGACCTGCCAGTTAAGGCTAGAAATCTTCGATTCCCAAACGAGAGATCTCGTACGATGCTCGATACGTCGATTGCGGACAGATTCAAGTAGCAAGAGCGGTTTCAAGGTATACCTCATCCTAAGGTTCGCCAACGCATCCCCGTCGCAGGCGAGAGTTCGCTAGGTCACCGCCACTGTCCTTTACGGGCATCGAGCAGCTTGAGGCCTTTCCGCGGCGCGTAGCGCCAGTGGTCAAGCGTTGCCTTCTGCATGATGCAATTCGCCTCGTGGGGCGAAGTGTCCGCCTAGACTCTGGCTACTCTACCGTAGACTGTCGCGATGCTAAATGATATTGAACGCAAGCGTGCCGAGAAGATTATTTCGAGGCTTTTGACGCCTCGCCTCAGCCCTCACGTGAAGTCTGGTGGGACCGTGCTCTACCGAGTGGTGGGCCAAATCATCGAGATCTATTCCGCAAGGCCGGCTTACGACGAGCCAGACGAGATCATCGATATCCCGATCGCCAGGTTCCGGTACGTTCGAACGCAGCATGTCTGGCAGCTGTTTTGGTCCCGGGCCAGTGGTAAGTGGCAGGGGTATGAACCAATGCGCGAAGCAGAGGATCTGGCGGAACTCGTGGATGAGGTTTGGCGCGATTCCTATTGCTGTTTCTGGGGATAGCTGCCGTCCGCGATTCCCGGCGGACTAGTCAGCGCCACTCGCCCCGTCGACCTTCCATAAGCTTGAGCCCTCTCCGTGGGGCGTAACGCCAGTGGTCGAAGGTTGCCTCCTGCATGATGCACTTCGCCTCACTGAGCTTCGCATCGCGCTTGATGCAATGGCGATATCGCGAGCCGTACCAGTCCATCATGCTCATCCCCATCGGCAGGTTCTCGATGAGCCAATAGCCGGCGAATGTTTCCGGCGTGTACGTGACATGGTCCAGCGCCTCGAACACGGTCATTCGATTGCTATCGAAGCGCTCCTGGCGCTCGGCATGTTCGCGCACGAAGTCGTCGTAGCTGGGAACCGCACTCTTGTCCGCTCGCCAGTCGTACCAGCGCGTCTTGATTCCGATCTGATCCCACCGCGTGACCGCGGCGATGAGCGCCTCCTTGAACGGCGCGAACACCCACTCCCCGGGTCGAAGGAAGGTTAGATCACCCTCTTCGCCGGTACCGGTCGCGGCATACGGTCGTTCGTCTAGTTGCTCGCGCAACAATTCGAGCTCTTCACCCTCGCTCTCAACTCGGAAGAAAATCGCGTCGCCCCAAAGCGACTTCCCGCGCGGCAACTCCACGCTGGCCGGGTCCTTCCCAATTTCACGGTGCAACATGGCTCTACCACGCCCCTGTGTGTCTTCCCTAAATATTGATGCGCCAGCCTACACCCGTCGCCGTCGGGAAAGTGTAACGGTAGTTAATAGATGGAATACGTGGCTTCCGAACTCGGCGACAGTGCTGCAGGTCGAGATCTGCGCGCCGTCAGGCCAGCGCTAGGTCGCCTGCGCCCGCCCAGTTCAGTGGCCCCCTGCGAGGGCCAAGCTCAAGGCGCCAGCCGGAGTATTTCGATCGATGGTGCGCGGCCCAAAGTGGCCCGAACGGACCTTCGACGGACAGGAGCTTGCGACGCACCAATCGCCCGGGGTTGCCCCATTCGTCCCGCTCGCGGACTTCCTGGATGATCGCGAAGGACTGCTGATCGTTGTAGACGACAGGTTCGCGACGCGTGCGCAAGCGGCACTCATAGCGGGATACACAAATGCCGAAGTTGGCGTGCGCCGGCTGAATCATTCTTCTGTCTCAATACTTCGGTGGCCGCTCCAGGATCGGGTGGCCGGCCGCGGGCAGCTTACCGCTCCAATCCGACGGAACGTCGGGAAGCTACTGGCCCCCAATCTCACCGCCCGCGACGTGAGCCGTGCGTCCAAGAGGCGCAAAAGGAGCGCATTTTTAACATCTCCTTGGAAAAATCCAAGATCGACCTGCTAACTGTGTCGCAACAGCCGCGATTAGGCTTGACGCCACCGAGCGCGTCGGATCAATCTCGCGGGGAAAGACCACAGACCTAAGGGAGCCGCCAACGATGGCGTCCCCGACCGCAACACACTTTGGATGATCGAGCCCAATCGGCAGCAACTCCATATCGCCCAGGAGGGGTGGTACGGCCCGACAGTTGAACACGGACGGTTATGTCTCATGCCCGCTAATTCGTCATCGCCCTGGACTGCCTCTCGGCATCCGCGGTCTTTGGCGTGCCGGTCATGAAGTTCGTCCGCATTCGAAATATTTTCTCTAGGACTCACCACAATGACCCAAGGCACTCGCCCCGCTGATGCAGCGCTCGATTTCCCCTGGCCGCTGACCTTTGATGAGTTTTCGTTCGGCAGCCGAGCGTTTAACACGCTGCGCTGCAACGTCATCTTCGAGAAGCATCAGTTCGCCCTTTCAAATGAGCTAGATCGACCTTCCGGACCGCCAGCAGATCCGGATTGGAAAGAAGACTGGATGGCTAGCTTCAACGTGTTCTCCGAAATGCTGCCAGTCGGTCCCGTCGAGGTTCGTTGGACCTCAATGGATGGGGTGGAGCACTTTGACGAAATCGATCTGATCAAAGACGTATGCCCTGGGCAAGTCGTGCTGCATAACGTCCCGCGGGAGGAAGTGAACGGTGACTGGGCGCGCTACGATGATAAGCCGCACCCCGAAATCCTAATGGAGGTCAATGACCGGACGATCAATATCTATATGAAGGCACGGGTGCTAACCAAGCTCCCTCCAAATCCTGATCGCCCCGACATTGTTGGTCGCTATGACTTGGTCCAGGCCTGGTCGAAGACCTACTGAGGAGGCGGTGTGACATGGAAGACACGCGAAACAAGACGAAGATCGTCCAACTCGCAGAAGATGGCCTTCCCAAGGCTGATGTTTCTCATTACACAGCGACGGCTGACCATCTCTCTAGCTACGATCGGGCTGCCGATGAGCTCTACAGATTCAAAGTGCCGTCCCTGTATGACGTCAAGGATCGTCACTCATATCTCTTGATTGGCCTGATGGACGGGACCGGCAATGATGCAGCTAAAGATCCCTTGCACGCCACGAATGTTTCGAAGTTCAACGATCAGATTCAGGAACTAAGACAGTCTGGACACAAGCGAATCGTTGTTGAGTACTCGGCCGGACCCGGCACGCAGACAAACCCCATTGCTGAAAACATCGACGCGGCAACAGGGCGTACTAGTCAAGCGATTGCCGAAAGGATGTACCAACGGCTCGTCAATCGCGCGCAAGAAATCTATCGGGCAGATCCAGATGCGAGAATTGCGATTCACGCCGAAGGGTTTAGCCGAGGGGCGAGCCAGGTTCCTTTGTTGGCCCGGATGATTGATCAGCGTGGCATTCCCAATCTATACCGGCCCGAGTACGTTCACGATGAGCGCGGCAGTGTCACGAAGACATACCCACACTTCCATCAAGCGCCTGGGCACACCCCGATGTCCGTCGGTCTCTATGACCCGGTGCCTACCGGCGCGATGGAAAATCTGGATCGTCGATTGCCGCCGTCTGTCGTCTCAGGCTTCCAGATAAATGCTGCTGACGAGAAACGCGGAAAGTTCCCAGTGGATCGCATCATCCCGCAAGGACTATCCGAAGATGGGCGCTTCCTTAGTGTCAGCGTGGCCGGCGCACATTCTGACATCGGTGGAAGCTATCAGCGCAATGGGCTTGGCACGCGCAGCCAGAACCTGATGCTGGATTATCACAATGCCTTGCTTAGTGAACCCTTGTTGCGGCGGCTGCCCGAGACATACGATCCGCGCCTGAACGTCATACACCGCTCCGAAGAGGGGGGCATCTTCAGATATCTGCCGACGACGCAGCGCGACTTGCCGGCGGGTGAGGTGACGAAGTTGATGCCGGATAAGGGTGCTCCGGTACCGAGCGATCCTTTGGAATCTGCCGTGCGGAGTCGGCCAGAGCCGATGTCGCCGGCTGTTGCCGAGGTTACTCTGCGAGCGACTCCTGTTGTTCGCGCCATTCCTCAGCAGATGACGGCGTTACCTGCTGAAGAGGCGATGGCGGAATGGCATAAGAAGGTCGGCAATGTGGAGCTTCGCCCTTATCAACCGCCTATGCAGTTGAGTCCTGGTGCGAAGGTAATGGCGGCGGCAGGCGTTGCTGGCGTCGCCGCAAGTATCGCGGACGCGAAGGCGAGCGCGGATCAAGTCAGTACGCAACTCGCGCAGGACAATCCGCTGGCGGCCCAATCAACTCTGACTCACTACGCCGCCCGCGGCACAGGCGGTTGGATCGGAGGCGCGACAGCGGGTGTCGTCGCCAGTGCTGCGGCAACTGGCCCCGGCGTGGTCGGCTTCATCGTAGTCGGCGGTGCGGCCGTGGCCGGCGCGCACGTAGGCGAGCATGTCGCCACGGTGCTGGACAGCTACAAGACCTTCAAGCAGACCGACCGCGATGGCGTTGCCTGGGAGTCCAATGGACGGCAGTGGGTGCGCCAGGATCTGGGCGATTTGAGCGAGGACGGCCAGAACAACCCGGTGAAGCAGGCATTTTCTGCCGATCCGGAGAAGGCCAATGAACTGAGTTACCGGGCGAGCAACTCGGCCACGGAGCTCGCGATCGGCAAGTTGGAGTCGCCGCGCAACCCATACTCACAAGCCGCGGCGGAAACCGATCCGCCCAGCTTGCGTCGCGCAGATTGGGAGCGCAATCCGCAAAGCGGCGAGTGGGACCGGAAGGTTGTCGTGGGCTTTGAACAGCGCGGCGTTCCGATGGTTCGGATCGATTCGGCCAGTTCGGAACGCGCGGCCGAACTCAATCGCGCTGCGGAGCAGACAATCCTCGACAACATCGCCAATGGTCCGGCGCCGATGGCGGCGCGGTATGCGATGGTGCATCGGAGCGAAGGATGGGAGCGGTTTGGCGCCGTACCAGCCTCGATCAACGCCGCGCTGCAGGACGACTCGCTGGTGGCGTCCGACGGCAAGCTGTACCAGCGCACGGCGGAAGGCCAATGGCAGCGCAACGGCGAGTCTGTTGTGGCCGCCGGCAATCTGCGTGCGGAACTGGACGGGACTCGCTCGGCATTGCAGCCGCAGTTAGCGCAACACGAGCAACAACTCGCGGCCATTCCGACTAGGCAGCCGCCTACGCTGGAGGACATCGAGCGCGCGGATCTGATGGCGACCTACAAGGTCCACAACGTCAATCCGAATCCCCAGCAGTTGGAGGCCGCACTGGAGGCTGTCAGGCGAACCCAGCACGAGCAGGGTGTCGCACCGCTTGCTACGTCCCTGCACCTCGGACGCAATGCCGCGGGCAACTTCGACATCGACAGCCCGATCGAGCATATTGGCCGCGATGCTGATGGCGCGAACCGGGTCCATGCCGTGACGAGCCCGTTGGAAGTGCAACTCGCCATGCTGGATCTGCGGTCTCCGCCGCCCACTTCGCCAGAGGCGTCGGAGCTGCGCATCGCCAACCTGTCGCCCAAGCAGCAGGAAGCTCTGGAGCAGGTCGTCCGGGAAGCCAATCGCGTCGGCCTGACGCGCGACGAAGTGCAGGGCACCGCGCGCGAAGCGGTGGCGGCAGCTAGCCGTGCAGACGTGGAGCCTGAGATCGTCATCGGCGCCGTGGCGGCGGAGCGCTCAGTACAGCCAACGAAGGTCGAGGTGCCGCGGGCCGTTGACCAGGCGCCGGTTGAACCCCCGAAACCCGTCGAAGTAGATCTGGCGGCTAGTAAGCCGTTGGAACCACCGTCAAAGCCTGGGCATCGCGACGCCGAGGCGGTGCCGGACCGTTCCAGCGGAGCGCCGGTAGCATCGGCCACGTCGGCGCCTGTTACACCCGCGGCGGTAAGTCCCGAAGCTAAGCAGGCTCCCACCGTAAGCAACGGGGAATTTGCCGCTCCTCCCCAGCAGCCCGAGCACCAAGCTTCCGGCTTACCGGACCAGCAGCCGCAACCTGAGGTGATCGCGGCCCAGTCGGCCAACCCTGTCGCGCCGCCCCGTCAGCCCGAAACCGCGCCCAGCGCGGCCGTGGAGGCGCCGGCCGCCGCGGCGCCCCGGGTTGCGCCGCAGGCGGTCGCGGAGGCCGAGTCCGCCCCGCGCATTGCGTCGTCGCCGGTAGAAGCAACCCCGGCGCCGACGACGGGAAAACCGGACGTCGCGGAGGCCGGCGCACCGGCGCCGGCTGCGCCCGCGGTCGCTGTGGCGCCTGCTCCAGCACCGGACGACAGCACCTTGCAGCGCGGCGACCGCGGGCAGGAGGTCGAGCTGCTGCAGTACCGGCTTCAGCGGGTGGGCTATCGCGGCCCGGACGATGCGCCAGTCCCCGAGCGTGGGCATTTCGATGCCGCGACGGAACACGCGGTGCGCCACCTCCAGCGCGACCACGGCCTGGCTGAAACGGGCCGTGTCGACCCCGATACGCTCCAGGCGCTCGCGGTGGCCCAGCAGGCGAAAATCGAGGCTCAGAAAGCAGTGCCGCAGGCCGACGGGGCCGAAGTCGCCAAGGTGCAGGGGCAGCCGGCGCAGGCAACGGACGGGCAGAGCCCGCAGACCGTTGTCGCTAACGAGCCGCAGCAAACCGCGCCGGTTACGCCGACAGCCGAGGTCCGCGCGGCACCGGCGCCGGCATTGGCGGGTTACGCGGCGCCGGAAAACGACCCAATCGTGGCCGCGCCGAAAACCCAAGTCTCGGACATGCTGGCGGACGTGGGGGCTAGGGAGTCCGCGCAACCGTCGTACTCGCAAGCGGAGCACGGCAAACCTGTCGATTCGCGTGCCGTCCACGGACAGCTTGCAGGCGAGCCCGCTCAAGATCGGCGGGAAACAGAACGCGAACTGGCGCGCCTATCGCCTGCCGACCAAGCAATGTTCGCGAAGATCCGGGGCGCCGCCCCTGCTAGCGTTCCAGACGAGGTGGTGGCCAAGGCCATGCTGGAGGCCAAGCGCAACGGCATCCCCGACATGGAGCGCGTGGGTCAGGTTGGCATCGCAGACGGAAAGCTCTGGGTCGGCAGCGTGACTCCCGGCTTCCACGCAGTGGTGTCCGCGAACGGCCCCGTTCCAAATATGCAGGACACGCTGAAAGAGACGCAGATCGTGAACCAGCAGCGCGATCAGCAACTGGCGATGGAGGCCACCCAGCGACAGCAGGACGAGCAGCGCGCCAAGCCCATCATGCACTAGCGTCAGCGCGACAAGGTGGCCTGTGCATCTTGGACGAAAAATCGCCGCCTGCTAAACTGGCATGAGCGGTACGCGGCGCCGTGGTATGCCTCCTCGGCACAGCCGCCGCGTCACCGCTCACCTTGGTTGCCCGCCGGTAAGGAAACCGGCGGGCATCTTTTATTGTAGGCCCGTGGTTGCCCCGTTCGCCTTCTGTTCGCCCTTGCGTTGTCTTGGCTTGCTTGCCGGCGGCGATTCGCTCTTAGTCGTCTTCTTCGCGGTCGGAGCCTTGCGGGCTGCCTTCTTCGTCACCGCAGTTGCTGTCTTACTGGACGCCTTTTTCGCTGCGATCGGAGCAGCCTTCTTCGCGGACGGCTTCCGGGTGCGACGTACGACAGGCTTGGCCGACGGCGCATGCTGAGCCAGCAGATCTTGGACCTGTCGCTTAGTCATGCCGCGCGCGATTGCGATTTTCTGGATCGACTCCGCCCGCGGGCGACTCTGGCCGTTCTCCCACATATAGATAGCTTGGCCGCTCACGCCCAGCAAAACGCCAAATACGTCGCGTGTCAGGCCCAGCCGGGTACGCAGCTTCTTCAGCCCGTTGGCGGAGAACCGCGCCTGGGTTGCAGGAGCGTCTTCGGCGCGCTGGGCCGCGACGGCCTTTCGGCTTCCTGACGCAATGCCCTTTTGAAGTTTTGCGACGTCGGCGCGCAGCGTGGCAATTATCTTACGTTGCTCGCCTACTAATTTGCGGAGCGGTTCGACCTGGAGCTTGAGTTCCTTGCGCGTCAGTCGTGTTACTTCGGCTTTGAGAATCGTAGCGAGGTTAGGCATGGTTGATTCCTTGTGTGGCCATTCGAGACTAAGCGATTAGTTGTAGTGGGACAAACTGGTCTTGAGCGCGCTGAACTTAGCTAGCTGCTCATCCCAGCGATCCGGTGGAGCGATGGCCACGTCGTCCAACGTCCAGTCGGGGACGGTGTCGTCCAGGATGGCCTCGATCAGCTCGGGTGCGAGCAGCGTCATATTGATCATCCGGGCGACGTAACTGCGGTCGACGCTCTCGCTCTCGGCGATGTCTTTCATGGACGCCACTTCACCCGCGTCCAGCAGATCGCGCCAGCGAAAGCCGCGTGCGAGCGCGGCCTGAAGCGCGGTCAAGTCGGGAGAGGGCTCGGCGCACTGCACCTTGGCTTGACGCAGCCGGCGCTTGCCGGAACGGCGCCGAAGCTTCACCGGAATACGAACAAGCGTGTCGCCGTTGCTGATGTGAACGATGTCGGCGGCGCCGCCGATCTGGATGACAGGATCGGTCATGCCTTATCCCTCAGTAGATTCTGGATCGAAGCGGATGAGCCGAGCGCATGCATCCGGATCTCGATAGCGTCGTGTGTGACCACGACACGTTCGATAAGCTGCTGCACCAGCCGGGATTGTTCTTCAGGGAATAGCGACTCCCAGATCCGGTCGATCTGGCGCATGGCGACGGTGACCCGCGCCTCGTCCAAAGCGGGGTCTTTCAATACCGCTGCTTTGACCACCTCGGATAGGACATCCTCGCGTCGGAAGATGTCACGAAGCTGCTGAAGCACGATGTCTTCCAGTTCGTTCGCTGGAAGTCTCGGAAGTACGGACTCGGATAGTCGACCGCGTTCCATCGTCTCGCGGGTTTGGTAGTAACGATAGAGGCGGCCGTTTCCCTTGGTGGTGTGCCACGGGATGAGCGCACGACCGTCGGCCGCAAACACAATGCCCTTCAGCAAAAACGGGATGCGTGAACGCGTTGCATTCCCGCGCGCCACTGAGTTGGTCGACAGCAGGACATGAACGGCGTCCCATAGGGCCTTGTCTATGATGGCCGGGTGCGTGTCGGTGATTTCGGAATCGCCGTGCTTCAGGTGACCCAGGTAGGTGCGGTTGTGCAGGATTTTGTGCAGGCCGCTCTTGTCGAGGACTTTGCCTTCAAGGAATCGACCGGCTCGCGTGGTCCACGATTTGTTGCGGTATCCCAGTCGCCGCGCCTTCTCGGCGAGCTTCTGGATGGATTTCACAGCCTGGAACTCGGTGAAGACCCAGCGGACGGTGTCGGCTTCGGCCGGCACGACGGCCAAGCGGCGTTCCTGGATGTCGTAGCCAAGCGGCGGGATCCCGTGCATCCAAAGCCCTTTGCGCTTGCTGGCGGCGAACTTGTCGCGAATACGCTCGGCGGTGACTTCGCGCTCGTACTGCGCGAAGGCCAGCAGCATGTTGAGCTGCATCCGCCCCATCGCGTCGGTCGTGTTGAAGTGTTGCGTCACCGACACGAACGTGACGTTGTGGGCATCGAACACCTTGATCAGGTCGTAGAAGTCCAGCAGCGACCGGCTCAACCGGTCCAGCTTGTACGCAACCACCACGTCGACCCGTCCGGTCTTGATGTCCGCCAGAAGTCGCTGCAGAGCAGGGCGATCCAGGCTGCCGCCGGAGAACCCGGGGTCATCGTATATGTCGCTGACCGGTACCCAGCCCTCCGCTCTGCGGCTGGCGATGTACGATTCGCCGGCGTCGCGCTGGGCGTCGATGGAGGTGTAGAGCTGCGCCATGCCCTCGTCCGTGGAGACGCGCGTGTAAACCGCGCAGCGAAGCCGCGCGCGGCCGTTCACGCGGCGCCCCGGACAATTCGGGCGGGCGCTTGCTCGCACTCCATGACCTGCACGTGATACTTCTGCTCCAGCACGCGGGTCAGCTCGTCGTAGTCCGCTGCTCTGGCCGAAAGGTGATGGCGGCCAAGCACAGCGACACAGTCGATCTGCCGCGCTTCCGCGGCTTGCAGGAGACGCTGCAAGCCGGGGCGGTTCTGGCTGTGCGCACAGTAGCCGTCATCGACGTAGACCGACAGTATCGGAGTGGCGTCGCAGCAGCGGTTGAGGGTCTCGACCAGCGTGACGCGCTGGACGGTGATGTGGTCGGGCGAGGCGACGGCGGTCTGGCAGTAGACGGCGATACGCAGCTGGGTGGTCATGGGCGGGCCTCCGGGATCGGGGCGTCGTAGAGAAAGGAATGGGTCGCGGTGCGGGGCAGTCCGGCCCACGAGCGCGGGTGCGGTGCGGCGACCCAGAGGGCGACGTTGGCGCGTTCCAGCTTCATCTGCACCGTGAGCAGTTGGGTGTGGATGCGAGACAGGCGCTGGTACTCGGCGACGACGACGGCTTCGACGCCGCCGGCTTCAACGTGTGCCAGCAGCGATTGCAGGCCGGGCCGGTCGAGTGTTGTGCCGGAATGGGCTTCGTCGCAGTAGATGACGCTGGCGTAGGCGCCCAGTTGCGTCCGCAGGAAATGCCGCGTCACCCGGATCTGCTGGGTCAGGGCGTCGGGGTGGTAGTTGGGCGTGCGGATGTAGCAGGCGACGGTGCGGGGCGGCGTCATCGGGTCTTCCTCCCCGAAGCGGAGTCTGCCTTGAGGCCGAAGAAGAGCGGGCCCGACCAGCGCGTCCCGGTGATCTCGCGCGCGATCGCCGACAAGCTGGTGTAGGGCTTGCCGAGGTACTCGAACCGGTCCTGCCCCAGCACGCGCACGGAGTGCAGGGCGCCGTGGTAGTTTCGGGTGATCACGAGGCCGGGCTGCAGCCGATTCTTGTCCTGCGCTTTCATGGTTCCGGTACTCAAAAGGTGGCGGATGCGATCGTCGTTCGCGGCGACAATCGAAGACCGCGCAGCGCGCGCGGCGTCCTCTTGTATTCGATGGGCCAGACGCCGCTCGACGTAGCGTCGATTGTTAATGCCCGGCGGGGTGCCGAAGCGGTCCGTCCACATCGCTTTCAGATCGATCCACTTCATCTGATAGAGCGATTCGATCTGGGCGACAACGTTTGCGGGTAAGGGCTTAATGGACATCGCGTCGGTCTCTCCGTGGTGGTTTGAGGGCGCGGACAGTCACCCTCTCTTCGGAGGCGTTATCAAGGTCCACAGGGCGGCGCGCGGACGCGGAGTTTTTGGATCGCATGCGCAGCAGGCCGGTGGCGAGTAGTTCGGCGACCATCAACAGTCGCTGCTGGGCAGAAGCGGGTATCGAATCGTTCATGAGATGTCCTTTTTCCTGCGGGGTGGTCCCGCGCGTGGGGTGGCGGATCTGGGTTCCGGCGCTCGGCGAATCCACACTTCGCCTTTGGACCAAGCAATGAAGCGCGAGGCGTTCTTCGAGAACAGCTGCCACATGCTGGTGTAGTTGTAATCGGTGTCGTAGCCGGCGCGTTCGACCAGGGCGCGCCAACTGGTCGTGGCTTGACCGGATGCGTGCGCTTCTTTGAGCAAGCGCATGAACTCGCGTTGATTACGACGCAGCTCCAGCGACTCGCCCCCCAGGGTTAACCGGTTGTAGGGCGGCGGCAGGTCGAACCACAGCGTGGCGTCTTCGCGTAGCAGGTGCAGGAACTTGTCGGTGTCCAAGCGGATGCCTTCCACGTCCATGTGTGAGATGGTGTTCAATGCGACAAAGGTCTGGTTGGGGTCGCCGTTGGGCGGCGAAGCGAGAGGGGACGAGGTGATCACGACGCGCCGACGCGTTCCGCTGTCGCGCTCCAGCGCCTGAAGGATCGGAGCAAGGTCTGGATGGAGCGCGGTTCGCAACAGGTACACGCAGGTGCGCGAGGCATCGGCTCGGGACAGGCGCCACAGGCGTCCCTCGATCAGCGTCTCGGGCAGAGCATCCAGGTCCTCGACTTGACGCGCCAAGGAGGCCGGCAGCCAGCTTTCGACTACGCTGACCGACAAGTACTCCGTGCCCAGCGTCACCACGCCCGCGCATCTGCTGCATTGCACGGTGCGCTCGTCCCACACGCCGATTTGCAACGACTTCCTGAGCTTGCAGCTCCGGCATTCGACATGCCGGGTGCGTTTGGGCTCGGTCAACATACCGACTACTACGAACGGCTCCATCGCATCGTTGTCGTAAGGCAGCAGGGTGCCGACCGGTCCGATTTCGAACCAGTGGATGACTCTGTTGAGCACGCGGAATCCTTGGGTATTGCGGGGCAAATGCTGCCCGTCAGGCCAGGAAGGTCTGAAGCGGGGTGCGGCAGGGGGCGAAACGAACTAGTCGATCAGTCGATCGACTGGCGCGCTATCGGGTGCGTGGCAATGATCGAGTGGCGTAGGCCTGCGCATACGCCGATCCGGTCTCGCACGCAGCCGATGTTCGGCGCGCGGTAGCAGCGGGGGAGGGGGTTGCCGTGGTTGCGCGAAGCCGCCACGACGATGTGGTGGAACAGTCCATTGCGCATCGGTGATGTCCTTCATTGTGCGGCCCACTTCGAGTGGGCTTTCTTTCTTGTTAACGAAGATAGCGCGCCGCGGAAGTCGTGCGCAACATCACTGAACGCCATCCCCCACAAGTCACGGATGCGAGTTCACGGTTCGTTCGGATTCAGATGCAAATTAGCTAGAAACAGGCCCCGATTTCTATTTTTTTCCGCTCGCGGCTAAGTCTCCTCAGCTCGCCACGCACGAACTGACGAGCGAGTTCGTCATCGCGACGACATCGGCTTCGGCATCTGCTTCGACATCCGCGTCGACCTGGACAGATACCGTCATCGCGCTGTTGCTACAAGCCAGCGCACAGGCTATTGCGCTCGGCAAAAAATATTTTCGCGTCGGCGCAGATCGATTTCTATGCGCGTTTCGCCGGGTTTTTAGCGGTTTCGCTGATCGTGCATAGAAATGCATAGAAACGGCCCACGCGTTTCTATGCCGTTGCTACTTTTCTTTCGTGCTCGTCTTCGCGCAGTCTTTCGTCCCGACAGCACCACGTCGACGACGAGAACCTTCCCATGAACGACAACTCTTTGACGACCGAACAACTCGCTGCGCGCTGGGACGTCACGACCGAGACACTGGCGCGCTGGCGCACCGAAGCGATCGGCCCGCCGTTCTTCAAGCTGGTCGACCGGCGCGTGAAGTACCGCCTGGAGGACATCGAGTTGTACGAGTCCGAGTCCATGCGCACCTCCACCGCCGACAACGCGCGCATCCCCAGCAACGACCTGCGTCTGGCGGCGCAGCGCGAGCGCGCCGCGGCGGCTGCGCAAGGAGCGTCGGCATGAACCTGCTCGCTCGATGCATCGACCGACCGGCCAGCGAACTGGCCGACTTCGAGCCCGGCCTGCTGCTCGACCTGAAGCTGCAGGCGGCAGAGGCCGTTGCCGCGGCGCGTGCGCAGGCCGAAAAAATCGACCAGGCGCTCGACATCCGCTACGGCAAGCGCGCCGCCGAGCAGCGCTTCGCGGCCGGCAAGGACACCGGCACGGTCACGCTGACCGAAGGCCCCGTGCGGATTTCCTGCGAGGTGCCGAAGAAGGTCGAGTGGGATCAGGCCGCGCTCGGCAAGATCGTGGAGCGCATCCGCGCCGCCGGCGAAGAGCCCGCCGAGTTCGTGGAGATCAGTTACCGCGTCAGCGAGAGCAAGTACACGGCTTGGCCGGCATCGATGCGCGCGTCCTTCGATTCTGCCCGAACCCTCAAGCCCGGCAAATCGGTCTTCCGCCTGTCGCTGACCGAGGGTAAAGCGTGATGAAGATCACAACTGTAAGTTGCGGGCGCTGGATCCTTACCACCGCCGTGCACGAGCTGGGCACGACCTATGCCCTGACCGAACTCGATCTCGGCCAGGAAGAGATCGGACCGATGTCGCGTGAGGCGACCGAGCCGGCCGAAGCGGTGGCCGAGTTGCTGCGCAAGATTGGGAGCGTAGTCTGATGGCGCTGCCGATCATTACCGCCGAACAGCGGCTGGCCGAAGCCCGTGGCGTGAAGGGCGTGCTCGTCGGCGGCTGGGGGCGAGGTAAAACCTCGCAACTGTGGACCCTGGATCCGGCCACGACCTTGTTCGTGGACATCGAGGCCGGCGACCTGCCGGTCAAGAGCTGGCCCGGCGACAGCATCCGGCCGCGCACCTGGGACGACTGTCGAGACATCGCGGTCCTGCTGGGCGGCGCTAATCCCGCGCTGCGGGAGAACCAGTCCTTTAGTCAATGGCACTTCGAAGCCGCACAGCTGCGGTACGGCGAGCCTGCGGTCTTCGCCAAGTACCAGACCCTGTTCGTGGATTCGATCACCGTCGCCGGCCGGCTGTGCCTGCAATGGTGCAAAGGGCAGCCGCAGGCGTTCTCCGAGAAAACCGGCAAGCCGGACAACCGCGGCGCCTACGGCCTGCTCGGGCAGGAGATGGTGGGCTGGCTGACCCAGCTCCAGCACATCCGCGGCAAGCACGTCTGGTTCGTCGGCATCCTCGAAGAACGGGTCGATGACTTCGGCCGCCGTAGCCACGACCTGCAGATCGATGGCGCCAAGACCGGCTTGGAACTGCCCGGCATCGTGGATGAAGTGATCACCCTGGCCGATGTGCCCGCGGCCGAGGGCGCGGCCTACCGCGCCTTCGTCTGCCACACCGCCAATCCCTGGGGTTACCCCGCCAAAGATCGATCCGGGCGACTCGACATGATCGAGCCGCCGGACCTCGGGCAGCTCATGCGCAAGCTCGGCGCGCCCGAGGCGGCCGCGCCCACTCCTCCCACGCTCCACTGAAGAAAGGTCATTCATGTCCTCCGCCTGGAACAACTTCAACGACGCCGAGAGCCCGGCGTTCTCCCTCATCCCGAAGGGCACGCTGGTCAAGGTCCGCATGACCATCAAGCCCGGCGGCTACAGCGACGCCGCCAACGGTTGGCTGCACGGCTGGGCCAGCCGCGGCGACACCGGCGCCGTTTACCTCAATGCCGAGTTTGTCGTGCTGGAGGGTAAATACGCGCGCCGTAAGCTGTGGACGCTGATCGGCTTGCACAGTCCTAAGGGTCCGACGTGGGGTCAGATGGGGCGCAGCTTCATCAAGGGCGTTCTGAACTCCGCGAACGCACTGCACCCCGACGACATGAGCGCGGCCGCACAGCAAGGGCGCTGCATCGAGAGCTTCGGCGACCTGGACGGCACGACGTTCGTCGGCAAGGTCGATTGGGAAAAGGACAGCTACGGCGAAGACAAGGCGGTGATCAAGGTGCCGATCATGCCCGATCACCCGCAGTACAAGGAGGTGATGGGCGCGGTGCAACCGCTGCCGGCGCAAGCCGCCTCTGTGCCGGCGCACATTGCGCACGCCGCAAACCAGGCGGCGCAGGCGCCGATTGCTGGTCGGCCGACGTGGGCGCAGTGATGGGCATACGCCGCCATGCCACGAGACTCCCGCCTTCAGGACCGTTACCCGAACGGGGACGGCATCTTCACCGCCTTACGCGAGTTGTCCAGCGCCGAGCTTGAAGCGCAGATCCAGCGCCTTCTTGCTCTGGCGCAGCACCACGACGAGCACGCGCAAGCCCTGATCGAGTACCGCGACCATGACTTTGATCGATCGCGGCATGGCCGATGACGCCGTGCTGGGGCTGTGGCCGACCCGCGCGCGGGTTCGGCCACATGGACCTGCGCCGCCGCATCGCTGATCCGCGGCGCACCCCGTACCGCTGGGCGTTCTGTTCGACCACCTGCCAGAACGCCTTTCACCAACTCTACGCGACCCGAGCCCGGACAGATCCGAGCGCGGTGGAGGAGCTTTTGCCCGTGCCACACCCCCTGTCCCATGAAGCCCAGCGCGCGTGCCTGACCGCGCTGGCGCAAGTCGCCGAACGCGTCGGCTTCGATGTGCCGCTGGCGCAGTACACGCAAGTGCAAGCCACCGAGGTGATCGAGGCCGTAACGATGGCGTACGAGTCCACGCTGCGCGAGCACGCGGATCCGCGAAACAAACCGGTAGCGCCGCTCGATCCGGACCGGCCCTTTGACGACCCGATCCCTTTCTAGCCCGCGCCCGAAAAGTGCATCGCGAAATGAATTTGTGCATTTGCATCTTCTAGGAGAGCCAACGTGCTCGACTTCAACTCCCACGACCTGTCGGAACAACTGACGACTCTGGTCGACGCAGCGATGGAGCGCGAGGCGGCAAAGCGCCCTGCGCGCGCCTACCTGGGGGCATCCAGTCTGGGCGAAGAGTGCAGCCGCCGGCTGCAGTTCCAGTTCTTCGACGCGGCCAAGGACTGTGGCCGCCACTTTCCCGGCCGCCTGCTGCGCGTCTTCCAGCGCGGCCACCAGATGGAAGATTGGATGGCCGACTGGCTGCGTGTGGCCGGCTTCGACCTGCGGACCCACGATGCGGCCGGCCAGCAGTTCGGGTTCGAGACGGCGGGCGGCCGAGTGCGCGGTCATATCGACGGCGTCATCGTCGGTGGCCCTGACGGCTTCCGCTATCCCATGTTGTGGGAGAACAAGGCGGTCGGTACCAAGACCTACCGCGAACTGCAACGCAAACGGCTGGCGTTGAGCCGGCCGGTGTACGCCACCCAGATCGCGCTGTATCAGGCCTATCTCGGGCTGCACGAACATCCGGCGCTGTTTACCGCTATTTGCGCCGACGACATGTCGATCTACGCGGAGCGCGTGGTCTTCGATCGCGGCCTGGCCCAGCGCGCGTCCGATCGCGCCGTCGACATTCTGCGCGCCTGCGACGCCGCCGAACTGCTCCCCCGAATCAGCACGACACCGACCCACCAAACGTGTCGTGGCTGCGCTTGGCAGGACCGCTGCTGGACCTTGTCCATCCCCACCACCCACCACTAAGGACTTCCCATGAGTCAGAACGTGCACACCTTGCCCATCACGATCGAGTCCGAAGCCGAGGCCATCGCGCTGCCCACTCGCGAACGCTGCTCGATCGAGGTGGTCTTGGTCAATGCCGCGGTCGCGTCGGCGTGGCTGCATCGGAATAGCAACAATCGTCCCATCCGCTTCAAGGCGGTTACGCAGTACGCCAACGACATGCTGGGTGGGCACTGGAAGAGCACCGGCGAGTCGATCAAGTTCAGTAGGACCGGCCGCCTGCTGGACGGGCAGCATCGACTCTCTGCGATTGTGGAAGCGGACGCCACCATCGATGTCGTTGTGAATACCGGGTTGGAGGACGGATCGTTCGACGTGATCGATACCGGCCGGCAACGAACCGGCTCCGACATTTTGACCATCGACGGCATCTCGCTCAGCGAAGCCCGGACCGCCGCCGCCGCGCTGCCGATGATTGTGAATTACAGCCGCGGTTTGCCGCCACACAGTTCGGCGCGTCCGACGAACCAGGCACAACTGGACTTCTGGAAGCAGCATCCGTACGTGCAGCCTGCGAGCCGATATGCCGCCCTGCTTTCCAAACGCTATCCGCCGATCACGCATGCCAAGGCGATGTTTCTGCATTGGCGATTTGCTCAGATCGATCAGGATGACGCCGAGGACTTCCTCGCCGCGTTGTTCACTGGCGGGGAGCTATCGATGACCGAGTCGATCTATCACCTGCGCAACAAATTCATGGAATCCCGTATGCAGGGCCGAGCGATCCGCGACGGTGTCCAAATCCACGCGTGCTTCAAAGCCTGGAATCTGTATCGCGCCAGGCGAGAGGTCCGGTCGTGGCGGGCGGTGTTCCCCCGCGCCGATGAGAAGCTGCCGGAGCTGATCTGATGACTATGGAGTTCCACCCGCTCTGTTTGGCGCTGCCGGACATGGCCGACGACGCGTTTCGGGCACTGGTCGAGGACATTCGGGCCCACGGGCTTCGCCATGAGGTCGTTGTTTTCGAAGGGGCCATCCTCGATGGCCGGCACCGGTATCGAGCATGCCTGGAGTGCGGCATCGAGCCCCGGTTCGTCACCTTCGACGGCGACGATCCCCTGGCCTTCGTCATCAGCGAGAACGTCACCCGGCGGCACCTCAGCGAATCGCAACGCGGCATGGTGGCCTCCCGCTTGGCTAACCGGCAGGTCGGAGGCAGCTATTCTCATTCTGCAAATTTGCAGAATGAGATTGTGACGCGTGACCAAGCAGCCAAGTTGCTGGCGGTTTCCGACCGAACGATCGCGAATGCGGTTCGTATCCGAGAGACCGGAATCCCGGAGCTAGTCGCCAAGATCGATGCGGGAGCGATCAGCGTGCACGAAGGCGTCAAGATCGCCTCGCTGAATCCGAAAGCGCAGGCCCGGCTGGTGGCGATCGAGGAGCGCAAGCCGCGGCAGCGCGAGCTTTCGGCATCACTCAATCGCAGTGCGAGTCGAAACCGCGTGGACCGCCCTGAGTTCGTCGCGCCTGTCGAAGCCACGGTCCGTTACGGCAGCCAAGTGCTGATCCGGCTAGAACGCTTCGCCACCGACAGCATGGATGCCGCCGAGTCGCCGGAGGAATTCGCGCGCCGGTGCGTGGCCGAGATGGACTGGGACAGCCCGCGACTACAGGGGCAACTCGGCCTGGTCTTGAAGGCCACTGCCGGTATTCGCGAGCTCGACGCCGCGCTGCGTAAGGGCATCGAGGAACGGGCATGATGGACTTCAACGACGCAGAGATTCCGACCGAACCTAGGCCCGAGCGTCCGTCGCGGGATGCCGTCAAAGCGCAACTGCTGCAACGCCTGGAGGGTGTGCTCCAGGCGCTGTATCCGCACGGGCGCGTTCGGCGCGGGAAATTCCATCTCGGGAATATCCAGGGCGAGAAGGGCGACAGCCTGGAAGTCGAATTGTCCGGGCCGAAGGCGGGGCTCTGGACCGACCATGCGACCGGCGAGGGCGGCGATGTTTTCGACCTGGTCGCTGTACACGCCGGTTTGGATTCCCGCCACGACTTTGCTGCGGTTCTGGCGCGAGCGGCGGATCTGGCTGGGCACGTTCCGGTGGCTTCGTCGCCGTCGCGTCGCCGCGCCGAACCCGTGCTGGACGAGCTCGGACCAGCAACCTCGCGCTGGGATTACCTCAGCGCGGACGGCGAGTTGATCGCCTGCGTGTACCGCTACGATCCACCGACCGGCAAGGAGTACCGGCCTTGGGATGCGAAGCGGCGTAAGCATCTGGCCCCGGAGCCGCGGCCGCTCTACAACCAGCCTGGACTCGCCGCGGCTCTCGACGTAGTAGTCGTGGAAGGCGAGAAGGCGGCGGATGCCTTGATCGCCCTGGACGTGCCCGCCACGACCGCCATGAACGGCGCGAAGGCGCCGGTCGAGAAGACGGACTGGTCGCCGCTGCGCGGAAAGCACGCGCTGATCTGGCCGGACAAGGACAAGGCCGGCTGGGACTATGCTCTAGCCGTCGCCCAAGCTGCGCTCGCGGCCGGCGCGATCTCCTGCGCGATTCTCTACCCCCCGGAGGACAAGGAGCAAGGTTGGGATGCCGCTGACGCCGTCGAGGAACACTTCGATGTCATCGGGTTCCTGCGCGCCGGAGAGCGCACGCCGATCACTCGGCCCGAGCGCGCCGAAGCGATCGACTTCGGCGAGCTCGGTTGGCACACCGACGACGGCTTGGCCACGGCGTTCACCAACCGCTACCACGAGGACTGGCGCTACTGCGCGGCTTGGGGGCAGTGGATGGTGTGGAGCGGTCAGCGATGGAATCCCGATCGCACGCTGACGGTCAACCACCTGGTGCGCGGCGTCTGCCGCGTTGCGGCCACCTACGCGAACACGGGTAGTCAGCAATCCCGCCTAGCGAGCGCTTCGACGGTCTCAGCGGTAGAGCGCATGGCCCGCAGCGACCGCTATCACGCCTCCGATGCCGAGGAGTGGGACACCCGGCCCTGGTTGCTCAACTCGCCTGCGGGAACCATCGATCTCAAAACCGGAACGTTGCGAAAGCATTCTCGGCTGGACCGATTGACCCGCATGGCGACGGCGGGGATGGATGGTAAGTGCAGCCGCTGGAAGAACTTCCTGGCGGACGTAACCGGCGGCGATAGCGAACTGCAGGCGTACCTGCAGCGCATGGCCGGCTATTGCTTAACGGGCGTCACCACCGAGCATGCGCTGTTCTTCCTCTACGGCACCGGCGCCAACGGCAAGTCCGTATTCGTCAACACGCTGGCCACGATCCTAGGCGATTACGCCACCAGCGCGCCGATGGACACATTCATGGAGAGCCGCGGCGAGCGCCATCCAACCGAGCTCGCCGGTCTGCGCGGTGCGCGCTTCGTCGCCGCCGTCGAGACCGAAGAGGGGCGACGCTGGAACGAATCGAAGCTCAAGGCGATCACAGGCGGCGACAAGATCATGGCGCGGTTCATGCGCCAGGACTTCTTCGAGTACACGCCGCAGTTCAAGTTGGTCATTGCCGGCAACCACAAGCCGGCGATTCGCAATGTGGACGAGGCGATGAGGCGGCGTCTGCACCTGATCCCGTTCACGGTCACGGTGCCGCCCGAGCGACGCGATGGCGACCTGCCGAAGAAACTTCTGGCTGAGCGGGAGGGCGTTCTTGCGTGGGCGGTCGAAGGCTGTCTGGAGTGGCAACGCGCCGGGCTAAAGCCGCCTAAATCCGTTCTGGACGCCACCGACGAGTATTTCGAGTCGGAGGATGCGCTCGGCCGCTGGATCGAGGAGCGCTGCCAGGAACATTCGCAATCGAAGGCGCTGATTGCCGATCTGTTTGTCGATTGGAAGGACTGGAGCATGGCCAACGGTGAGTTCGCCGGCTCGATCAAGCGCTTCTCCGAAATGCTCGAATCGCGTCGCTACGGTCGCCATCGAGGTGGAAAAGGCGCCCGCTACGTCATCGGCCTCAGCCTGCGGCCGAAAAGCTTCGCTCGCTACGCTGGCTAAAAGAATCAAGCACTTACTTCGGTGGGTGACGTGTGTGACATAGCTGCTAGTTACCCCCCCGCGTGTGCGCGCGCACGCACATGTAAGGGTTAACCGGCAACCGTGTCACACACGTCACCCGCCCATACCCGAGGAAGCAAAATATGGGCGGTACGACTTTGGCCCTGGACCTGGGCACGACGATGGGTTGGGCGCTGGCGCGAGACGGACAGATCGCCAGCGGAACGCAGGCGTTCCGCCCGGGCCGCTTCGAAGGCGGCGGCATGCGCTACCTGCGATTCGGCCGCTGGCTGGATGAGACCCTCGCCTTCGTCGGCCAGGTCGAGGCGATCTACTTCGAGGAAGTCCGTCGCCACCGCGGCGTCGATGCGGCCCACGCTTACGGCGGCTTCCTGGCACAGCTGACGGGTTGGTGCGAACAGCACCGGATTCCGTATCAGGGCGTGCCGGTCGGCACGATCAAGCGATTTGCGACCGGCAAGGGCAACGCCAAGAAGGACGCCATGATCGCTGCGATGGAGCGGCGCGGCCACGCGCCCAGCGACGACAACGAGGCCGACGCGCTCGCGCTGCTGCACTGGGCGCTGTCGCAGGGAGTCGAAGCATGAGCGCGAACTGGAACATCCAGCGTGTCACCGACCGATTCCAGGAAGCCGCGGTTACCGCGCGCCGGCTGCCCCCAGCCCGCGTCCAGGGCTACGCGGCCTTCTGGCCGGACATCAACCGGCAGTCGTGGGAGGGCTATGCCGACGAGCGCATCGTCTTGCGGTTCACGGCGTCGCCCGGCGCGATCGACCGCTTCGGCGAGACGGTGCGCTGGCTGAAGTGGTTGGACGAAGATCAACGCCGCCTGGTCTGGCTGCGGGCGCAGTACGTGCCGTGGCGAGAGATCTGCAATCGCACCGGGCTGATCCGGAAGACGGCCTGGCGCCGGTACCAGCACGCGCTAGCGATTGTCGTCGTGCACCTCAACGATCAGTTGCCCCGGATCACGGCCGTCCAGGCATCGATCTAACGCGATCTCGCGGTGGGCCAAAGGCCTCATTGATGCGGATCGGCGACATGTCATTGTTGTCGTCTCAAATCTCGACCGGCGAACCCAGTTCGACCAAACGGTTGCCCGGAATGCGGAAGAACCCGGTCGCTGGCGCCGCGTTGCGGTGCATGAAGGCGAACAGGCGGTCGCGCCAGATCGGCATGCCACGGTGGCGTCTGGCGACCACGGTCTCGCGGCTGGCGAAGTACGTCGTCGTCATTGGATCGAAGTAGGCGCCGCCGGCGTCGCACGAGCGCATCAACGCCAGCGGCACGTCGGGCACTTCCATAAAGCCGAAGCGGATCAGAATGCGGTAGAAATCGTTGCCGATGGCTTCGATCTTGAGCCGCTTCTCCTTAGGTGCGTGCGGCATTCCAAGCGTTTCGACGGTGAGGAACACGTTGCGCTCGTGCAGCACCTTGTTGTGCTTGAGGTTGTGCAACAGCGCGTGCGGCACCACGCCCTTGTCGGCGGTCATGAAGATTGCCGTGCCCGACACTCGCACCGGCGGCGCCAGCAGTAGGCCGGGCAGGAAGCTATCGAGCGAGATGCCTTCCTTGCGCACTTCCTCGTGCAGAAGTTCGCGGCCGCGGCGCCAGGTGCGCATCATGGTGAACAGAACCACGCCCAGCAGTAGGGGGAACCAGGCCCCATCCATGAACTTAATGATATTGGCGTAGAAGAATGCCAGATCAACCAGCACGAAGATCGCCGCCAACAACCAGAACAGAGGCGCAGGAATACGAGAGTTGCCGCGAAGATAGATGATCATTAGTACGCTCGTGATGAGCATGGTGCCGGTCACTGAAACGCCGTAGGCGGTGGCCAGCGCGGTCGAACTGCCGAAGCCGACCACCGAGACAACCACCAGCACCAGTAGCATCCAGTTCACCGCCGGAATGTAGATCTGGCCGATGGTCTCGCGCGAGGTGTGCTTGATCGCCATACGCGGGATGTAGCCGAGTTGCATGGCCTGGCGCGCGACCGAGAACGCGCCTGTGATCACTGCCTGCGAGGCGATCACCGTCGCCGCAGTGGCTAGGCCGACCATCGGCAGCAACGCCCATGCCGGAACCGCTTCGAAGAACGGATTGCCGACCGCGGACGGCTTGCCTAGCATCAGCGCGCCTTGGCCGAGATAGTTCAATGTAAGCGCCGGCAGGGCGACGTAGGTCCAGGCCAGACGGATCGGCCACTTGCCGAAGTGGCCCATATCGGCGTACAGCGCCTCGCCGCCGGTCACCGCCAGCACTACCGCACCGAGCACGAACACCGCATGCCAGTTGTGCTCCATGAAGAAGCGCAGGCCCCAAATCGGATTGAGCGCACGGATCACCTGCGGCGCATCGACGATGTTGTAGATGCCGATCGCGCCGAGCGAAACGAACCAAAGGATCATCACCGGACCGAACGCCTTGCCCACTACCTCGGTACCGAAGCGCTGTGCCAGGAACAGCACGACGAGCACCGCCACGGTGATCGGCACGACGAAACGGTCAAGGTGCGGTGCCGCCACTTCCAGTCCCTCTACGGCCGATAGCACCGAGATCGCCGGCGTGATTACGCCGTCACCGAAGAACAGTGAGGCGCCGAAGATGCCGAGGACGCCGATGACGTAGACCGCGCGCGGGTTGTGCTTGACCGTGCGCTGGGTCAGCGCAGTGAGTGCCATGATGCCGCCCTCGCCGTCGTTGTCGGCGCGCATGATCACCGCGACGTACTTCAAGGTCACCACGATCATCAGCGACCAGAACACCAGCGACAGGATGCCGAGCACGGTGTGCTGATCGGGAGTCAGACCATAGTGCGGCGAGAAGGCTTCCTTCAGCGTGTATAGCGGACTGGTGCCGATATCGCCGAACACCACCCCGATGGCGCCGACCACCAATCCGGCGAGACCGGTCTTGGCATGGCCGGCCGAACCGTCGGCATGGGCGGGAGACGGGCTGTTGGCGGACATGACAGTTCCTGAACAGATTGAGGGCCGGCACTACCCGGAGCACCGGCTACGAAGCGCGCACTCTAGCGCCTTCCGCGGCGTGTTGCCGTCTCAAGTCCTATGTTCTAGTCAAAATCCACGACATCTTGCGCAGATTATTGGCCGACGGTAAGCAAAGCCGACTCCCCCGGCATCCGCTACGTGATGCCATAGTGCCTATTCGAAGGCAAACCTCCAGGACCGCATGAGCCTCCTTAGCCGGTTCGGAGTCGCTGAAGCGCTGTGAGGGTCGGCGATTGCACTGAATGGATCCTCCGATATCCACGGTTATCCAGGATCATGATCGCGGTCGTTATGGGGTGTCCCAAAAGCCCCGGATTTGCCCTAGCCTAGATCCCATGCTGACGCAGGTATGTCCGACACGTGGTGGTGTAGGCGCAGCGGGATGGGCGGCGGTTCAAATTGGACCGCCGCCTTTTTCCTGGTCGGAAGGCGTGCCCAATTCGGGTGCGATTTCCAGGCCGAAGCGGTGCAAGTAGTCGGCTGGAACGTCTGGCGTCCCTTGGCCATCCCACTCGAATGTAAGCACCAAGCCATGCATATCCTCACGTTCGACCACAGGCGATCGGATACCCGGCACCGCCTGAAGGGCAATGACGGCTAGCTCCTCGATCGGCAAGGCCACGAGCTGGACATTCCACGCTCTGCGGATTCTGATCGACGCCTGCATGATGGCCCCTCCCCATAGGGACTCACGTGGAAGCTGAGCGAACTAGGTCACGGTCTCGGCAAGCTCTGTGCGCTCCAGTCCGTACCGATCAAGATACACCTCCGGTATGACTGGTGTCCCTTCGCCCGGCCAAGCGAAGCTCAGCACGGCCTGTTTGCCCGAGGCGTATTCGAGCCGGACATCACGCAGCCCTTCGAGGGACTGGACGTAGGCCAAGGCTACGACGCGCAGCGGAAGCAGATCCAGCAGCGAGCCGAGCCGGCGACGGAGGACGATCTGGTATCGGAGCATAGCGCTTCTCCTCGCCTCGCGAGCATCAAAGCGCGTCGTAGGCAATTTGACTAGGGGGTAATACCCCAGCGTCGTCAGATCGCGATAGGCGGCACGGCCGGGAGTGGCGTCGCATCACGCCGACCTGACGTGGCGCGCACATAGGCGCACACGGCGCGGCGCGTCGAAGGCGCCGGTGAGCCCCTATCGCCCTTGGCCGCGACGCGGACGCGCGGCGGGCGGCGAGGGGTGGCTAAGAATTGACCGGGTCCTTCCTCGCCATCAGGGCATGCGGGGGGCCAAGCCGCAAAATCGCGCTAGCGTCAACCCTTTCATGAGGTTTGCGGATCGCGTTCGCGCCGTCCCGATAAGTCAACTCCGAGGCGCCTAGCACGGCGCAGATCATGATTCCCAACGCGCGTCCACCATCGCTAATCGACGGTGGCGCGGAGCGCTGGCGGCAGATCTCGGACTATCCGAGCTACGAGGTTTCCGACCGCGGCAAGATCCGGCGGTCGATCGCATACCGACAGCATCCGGCCGGGAAGCTGCTCAAGCCGAAACCGGACACCGGTGGCTATCTGCAGGTTGCGCTGAGTCGGGACGGCCGGTACGGCTACTTCAATGTTCATCGCCTAGTGGCGTTGACTTTCCTGGGGCCGCCGCCGACGCCGCGGCACCAAGTCGCCCACAACGATGGGGTTCGCAGCCACAACTGGGTCGCGAACCTGCGCTGGGCCACGCCGAAGGAGAATTGCGCCGACCGGGTACTGCACGGTACGTCGCCGGACAACCGCGGCGAGCGACATCCGTCGGCCAACCTCACCGAATCCCTGGTGACCGAGTTGCGCGATCACCGGCGCGCGGGTCGCCGCTACAACGAACTGGCGCAGACCTACCGGCTGCCCATGATGACCATCTACTCCGCCGTGGTCGGCGACACTTGGCCGCATGTGCCCGGTGCGCTCGGCCGCGCGCGCCGCCCACTGCGAGCGAAATGAACCTGCAACTGGAGCACTGGCCGGTCGACCGGCTGATCGCTTATGCGCGCAATCCGCGCGAGAACGACCACGCCGTAGACCAGATGGCCGCGGTGATCCGCGAGTTCGGATTTCGCATTCCGTGCGTGGTGCGTAGCAACGGCGAACTGGTCGACGGCCATCTCCGCCTCAAGGCTGCGCGCAAGCTGGGCTTGGAGTCGGTGCCGGTCGTCCTGGCGGACGAACTGACCGAGGCCCAGGTCAAAGCCTTCCGGCTGCTGGCGAACCGTTCCGCCACCTGGGCGAACTGGGACGAGGAATTGCTGCAACTGGAGCTGGCCGACCTGGACGCGCTCGAATTCGATCTGGCGTTGACCGGCTTCGATGACGACGAGATCGAGGACATGCTGGCTGCGGTATCGGGCGAAGGTCAGACGGAGGAGGACGCGGCACCCGAGCCGGAAGAACATCCGATCTCGCGCCCAGGCGATGTCTGGACCTGCGGAGAGCATCGAGTGTTGTGCGGCGACGCCACGTGCGCCGAGGACTACGCCGCGCTGCTCGGGGACGAGTTGATCGACATGACGTTCACCGATCCGCCCTATAACGTCGACTACGCCAACAACCCGAAGGACAAGCTACGCGGTAAACACCGCCCGATCCTCAACGACAACCTGGGCGACGACTTCGGCACCTTCTTGCAAGCGACCTGCACCGAGATGCTGCGGGTGACGAAGGGCGCGATCTACATTGCCATGTCGTCGTCCGAGCTCGACCGGTTGCAGACCGCGTTCCGCGCTGCGGGCGGTCGCTGGTCGACCTTCATCATTTGGGCGAAGAACAAGTTCACGCTGGGCCACGCCGACTATCAGCGGCAGTACGAGCCAATCCTCTACGGTTGGCGCGACGGTAACGACCGATTCTGGTGCGGCGCGCGCGACCAGGGCGACGTCTGGTTCATCGACCGAGCCGCGCGCAACGAGCTGCATCCGACGATGAAGCCGGTGGCACTGGTCGAGCGCGCCATCCGCAACAGCAGCAAGACCCGCGATCTGGTGCTGGACCCGTTCGGTGGGTCGGGTACGACCATGATCGCCTGCGAGAAAACCAGCCGCCGCGCGCGGCTGATCGAACTGGATCCCAAATACGTCGACGTGATCGTTCGCCGTTGGCAGGACTACACCGGTCTGCAGGCGATTCGCGCTTCGGACGGCGTCGCGTTCATCGCGGCGGGTGCGGAGGTCGAGGACGTTGCCTAGTGTCGGTCTATTACAACGAGAACGACCTGTATCTGTGCCAGTGGCTGAAGAACTTGATGGCGGCGGGCATTATCCCGACCGGCGATGTCGATGACCGCGATATCCGATCTGTCTCAGCAGACGATCTCCGCGGCTACGCCCAATGCCACTTCTTTGCCGGTATCGGCGGGTTCGCCTACGCCGCCCGACTCGCGGCCTGGCCGGATGACGCGCCGCTCTGGACCGGTGGCTTCCCCTGCCAGCCGTTCAGCGTCGCCGGCAACCAGCGCGCGCAAGCCGACGACCGCCACCTCTGGCCAGAACTGCATCGCCTTATTGCACAAGCGCGACCCGCTCTATTCCTGGGCGAAAACGTTGCTGGGCTCATCGCGCTGGGGCTCGACGGAGTTCTTGCTGACCTGGAGGGCGAAGGCTACGCCAGCCGGGCGATTGTTGTTCCAGCTTGCGCCGTCAATGCCCCGCACCGGCGAGATCGGGTCTGGATCGTCGGGCAGCGTCTGGCCGACCGCGGTGGCGAACGACGACAACAAGTCCCCGGCAGCGCACCTGGCGATGAAGCGCCGGATGCCGGGCGGCCGCCGAAAAGCGATCACCAGCCTTCAGGTGGCGGCGAAGGCGGTCTGGCCGACCGCGACGGCGAACGATCCGGAGAAGCGGGGCGACTTTGCGGCCGAGCGACGCAATGGTCTGCCGGGGGTGGTGAAGGCGGTCTGGAGTACACCGCGCGCGAGCGACGGGGAGAAGGGCAGCCCCAGGCAGTCCTTCGGCAGCGGAGCAACGGCGCCGCTGCCGGCCCAGGCGTACCAGAGTTCGGAGCAGGAGCACACGGTGGCGCTGACGCAACACCCGATGGCGCAGGCCATCGACACGGCGTTGTACGGCGACCCGCTGGGGCTGGCGCCACCGGCGCTGTGGGCGACGCCGACGACCCGAGATCACAAGGACGCGACGAGCTTTGGCAGCGCACCGGTGAATGGGATGCTTGGACGACAGGTCGAACCCTCGCCGGCCGCCGGATCCCTGACCCCGGAATTCGTCTTCTGGCTCATGGGCTACCCGCCCGAGTACCTCGATTGCGCGCCGCCGGCAATGCGATCGTCCCGCAAGTCGCCGCCGAAATTCTGAGGGCGTTGCGACCCTGACGCGGCGCCGCGCGCCGCGCCGGGGCAGCACTTAGCTCTCCTCGACAGCCAGCCCAACGAGACGGGCGTAGTTCGCACCTTCGGCTCGGACGTAGAGCGTCGGCATTCTGGGTGCGACGACCCTGATGCAGTGTGTCGGCCGGCTGTTGAGCGGCATGATCCAATGTTGCGGCTGGGTAAAATCTCGTTCAAAGGCGCGGTACTCGGACTGCGTCATCGTCTTCTGTTCGATGACCCAGGCAAGTTCGGGGTCGACGTGATAGCCGGTCAACTCGCGCATCATCGCTCGGGCGTTGCGAGGATTGCGGCTGAAGCGCACTTGCAGTTGGAACGGCGGAAGAATTCGACTCGTCATGGTGGTCTCCGTTGGGGAGGTCATGAACGCTTCTTTTCGCCTGGAAGCCAAGACGCCATACACCCGCTGTCCAAGTCCGCTAAGCGGTCGGACAGGAATACCGCCGCGCAGCGCGCGGCGACATCCTGATCATGCGAGTTCGTAGCGGCCCGTCGCTACGTTGAGGCGGATGCGCAGGCCGCCGCGAATCGGCGTGCATCCTGCGACCCAGAGATTCGAGAGGTAAATCTCCCGATAGCGCAGGGCATGCAGGGCGTTCTCGCGGGAAAGGCCGTTGTGGGCCAGGTACTGCACAAGCTCGGCGTCGGTGCTGATTTCGTCGTTGGACAAGGTGTCTTCGACCAGTTGAATCAGGCGCTCCGGTAGCGCCGTTAGGTCGTGGGCGTCGTTGGCTAATGCTGCGTCGTGCATGGTTGTTCTCCGTGGTTGGGAGGCCATGAACGCTTCATCGCGGCGGAACATCAAGCGATGTTTCCGTGTAATTCGCCCTGCAGATTGCGTTGGACAGGTCTGAGACAGCGAGCCGGGCAGGTGCCCGGCTCGCATTAGGATTCACTCCTCCTCATCGGCCTGCGGATTCGCGCTTGCGGCATCGGCTTTCGCGTTATCGGTCGCGATGCGGTACACGCGCTCTCCGTCGCCTTCCTTGCTGTTCGTGGTCGTGTAGCCCTTTTTCTTGACCGCGCCGGCCAGGAACCCGCGCACCGAGTGCTGCTGCCATTCGGTCGCGGCCATGATCTGCGCGATGGTGGCGCCCTCGGGGCGCATCAGCAGGCTGACCACCGTGGCCAGCTTGGTGTCGCCGCGCGCGGCGCGATTGGGCTTGCTCGGCGCGACCAGCGCGGTGGTCGCGGTCTCGTTCCCGGGGGCGGCGGTGTTCGGCGCCTTGCTGTCGCTGCCGCCGGCGCCGGTGTTGCTGGGCGGCGCCTCGACCCCGATGGCCGCGTAGCCGTCCGCCGTCAGGCGGTAGCCGGCGTCGTGCGGCTCGACCAGTTCATTGCGCAGCAGGCCGCGCACGACGCTGGTGCGCGCGCCGCCCAGCAGGCCGGCGGGGTAGGCTTCGATGCGGCCTTCGGTGGCCACGGCCAGTTCCAAAACGGCGCGCTGGTTGGTGGTGAGTTCGATGTTGCTCATGGTTGTTCTCCTAGTTAGTGGTTGGGGTGGTGCAGTTCCCGCGCGCGGCTGGGGCCAACCCACTCGCCTTCGGGGTCCAGCCCGCGACGGATCAGCTCATCGCGGGCGAGTTGGTTGAGGTCGAGGGTTCCGTTGGCGGCGGCAAGCAATACCGACGTGTGCAGCGCCTTGAGGAACCAGAGTTCGGCGTCAGGCGGTGCAGACATCGGCGATGGCCCTGTGGAGCGAGATGTCGCCGGTCGTCAAGCCGGCGATGATCTCGGAGTCGAAGCGCTGCAGCGTGACGGCCGCGCGCCGCTTCAATTCGGCTTGTGCTAGGGCGGTGATCTCTTCCTCGCTAAGCAGCGTGAAGATGCCGCGCTCGTGCTGCGCCATGCCGCGCAGGTAGTCGTTGAGCAGGTCTTTGGCGTTCATCGTGGTGGCCTCCGTGGCCGCGTTGGTGTGGACGCATGAACGCTTCCTTCTCGGATGAAGCCAAGCGGTTTCTGGGAAGAAGAACGATCGTTCTCGTTCACGGACAGGTGTCGGACAGCTTCGGAGTTCGGAACAGAAAAGCCCCCGCTCGGGCGGGGGCTTCGGTGGCGATGTGCCTTAGTCGATGCGGCGGTGCCGGATGGCCATCGGGATCAACACCTCGCAAGCGCGCCGCTCCTGCCATCGGTAGCTCAGCAGGTCCACCTCGGGAATCGGCAGGGTGGTTACCGTGTAGCCGTTCGGAACATCGCCGTAGTCGCTCGCTTCGCCCGCGCCTAGCCAGGCTTCGCCCGTTATGGTGTGGCGCTCTGTGGGCAATGCGGGTGCGGCGCCCTGCGCCGCGCGCAGCGCGGCGGCGTATCCGGCCAGATACGCCGACCGCATGACGTCGCGAAGCTCCCAGACTGCGACGCTGTAGAAGTCCAGATCGTCGCGCTTGCGACTTTCCAGTGTGGTAATCCCGATGTGCTCTAGGGCGATTTCGGCGAATAGCGTGTCGTTCATGGTGGCCTCCTTGGCCGCGTTGGGTGGACGCATGAACGCTTCGGTTCGGCTGGAAGCCAAGCGCTTTCGCTAGGGCGCGCGGCGATTCTGCGTGTCCGGACAGCTGACAGACAGGAGCGGGCGAAGCTGTCCGCCTGCTGTCCAGAACGCGGCGGCACCGCTTGGATTTCGCCGAAATTGAAGCGTTCATGCCGTGCCGCAAGAGGCGGTGGCCGGAGAAATCAGATGCAAGACGCACAGGACGCACTGTTCACGCTGGGCACGCTGCCCAAGCGGATTCGTTGGTTGGTCGAAGAAGCGCCAACCGATTTGGAGCCGGTGTGGGAGTACGGGGTCTGCACGACCCAGGCGTGCGAGGCGCTGGCGCGGTTCCTGAAACCATGGTCGCGCCTGGACCGGGCGCGGCGCGTTGAAGCGGTCGAACTGTGCGCGCGGGTGCGTGCCGCAGATGAAGAGCTGCATGTGTGGGAGCGGCGCGTGCGGGGCGGCTTCAGGGGGCGGCGAGCCAAGCGGCGCAACGCTGCCGTCAGCGCTGCATTCGCCGCTGCGGCCGGCCAAATGGACGTCTATCTCCAGTGTCGGCCGGCGCTGACGCCGCGCCAGTGGGTCGAGCAGGCGCGGGATCTGGTCGAGCGCTTGTACGTATTCCGGCCGCGCGACGCCGAGTACCAGCACGGCATCAGCTTCGCGGTCAGCGGGTTGGCGCAAGCGCTCGGGCAGTTTCCGGAGTAGGCGCGCCGCTGCACGAAGCTGTCGGAACCCTGTCTTCACTCGCGAGCGGCGCATCTTCCGCTTGGCTTCCTTGGCGAAGGAAGCGTTCATCTGCTCGCCGCAATGACGCGGCGAACCTAGAGAACAGAAATGACGAACATGTCGTACTGCCGATTCCATAACACGCTGGTGGCCTTGAGGGACTGCGAGGGCGTTCTCGAGGATATGGTCGACGGCGATCCGCGGAAACTCAGCGACGAAGAATTGATCGCCGCACAGCAGCTGGCTGCCACTTGCGTCAACATCGTCCAGATACTGGCCGAGCGGGGCGCCGTGGACTTCGGGCCTGATATGGATCTCGGCGCAGTGATTAAGGCGTTGAACGACGAGGCAAACTGAGTCGGGAGAGCGTAGACCCCAGCCCCCGATGATAGGGCTGGGGTGTTCGTTCTTCCCACAGATGTTGTTCCTGTCCGTCGGCTGTCTCGGTAGCGAGACGTGGGCGGAAGCGCTTGCGATTCAATCCACTTGAAGCGTTCATGTCGTCGCCGCGACGGCGCGGTGACGAAGAGGAAAGCGAAATGGACGAATGGATAGCGAAGTCGAATGCGGATCTGCGCGCGCTGGGCGACCGCATCGAGCGGCTACTGATGTCGACGGTGCCCGCCTTCGAGCCGGAGGTGAAGATGCATTTGTACGGCTGCTACGGTCTCTCGCACCTACTGGCGTCCCGCTGCATGGGGCATCAGAGGGGGCGCGTGGACCCGGACATCATCAGCTGGATGATCGAAGGCTGCGGCTACGAACTGGCTCCGTTGGAGTTCGCCGTCGAGCAGTCAGACGATTGGTTCAAGCGCCGCTTGATGCCGACCGAGTTGGGCGCGAATGAGCTGACGCTTCGCGCGCTGCTGACGCATATCCATCGGTACCTCGAAGGCGACGAGCCGGAGTACAGCGCGCTGCCGGTGCATGAGCTGGACCGGCTGTTGCAACGGATCAAGCTACTGGAGGTCTGGGACGTGCGGGACGCCGGCTACCAGAAGGGGCTGCGCGCGGCGGTGAAGAACCTCCAGCGTGCGCGCGACGCGGCTGAGTTCGAACCGCGCAACTAGCGCACGCGTGAGAGCGCACACCCCAACGCCTCGCCGGGCGTTGGGGTGTTCCCTCTTCCTTTTATCCGAATCTGCGCCGATGGCCGGCGGTCGCGGAGGCCCAGACCTGCCATTGACGACCTGTGGGTATTTCCATTCGCGCCTACGGGCGCCATCGCGGCGTGTCCGATACCGCCGTCCATAAAGCAATCAAGTCCGGACGGATCACGGCGCTGCCGGATGGCACTATCGACGCGGTCCGTGCCGACGCGGAATGGGACGCGAGTACCGACCCGGCGCAGTCGAGCCTCGGCACGCGCAGTCGGCCGGCGCGCGCGCGCGCGGCGGCACCGACGCTGGTGGACGACGGTGCCGGTGGCGTCCCCACCAGCAACAGCTACGCCCAGGCTCGAACCGCCAACGAAGTCCTCAAGGCCCAACATCACAAGCTGCGCATTGCGCAGCTGCGCGGCGAGCTGATCGATCGCCAGCAGGCGGTCGGCCAAGTCTTCGCCCTGGCGCGCGCGGAGCGCGACGCCTGGCTTAACTGGCCTGCGCGGATCAGCTCGATGCTCGCCGCCGAACTAGGCATCGACCCGCATTCGATGCACGTCGCGCTGGAGCGCGAGGTGCGGCAACACCTGTTCGAACTCGGGGACTTCGTCGCCCGCCTGGAGTAATCGTTGTACGACGGCCATGAGAACGTCGCGCGTGCTTGGCGCGACGGTCTGACGCCCGATCCCTTCCTGGACGTTTCGGATTGGGCCGACCGCGACCGCGTGCTGTCGAGCACCTCGTCGTCTGAGCCGGGGCGCTGGCGCACTGCGCGAACGCCGTACCTGCGCGACATCATGAACGACCTGTCGCCGGCCTCGGCGACCGAGCGCGTCGTGTTCATGAAAGGCGCGCAGGTCGGCGGGACCGAATGCGGCAATAACTGGATCGGCTACGTGATCGCGTGCGCGCCGGGACCGATGATGGCCGTGGCGCCCACGGTCGAGATGGCCAAGCGCAATTCGAAGCAGCGCGTCGACCCGCTGATCGAAGAGTCGCCGTCGCTGCGCGAGCGCATTGCGCCCTCGCGCGCGCGGGACTCGGGCAACACGATCCTCGCCAAGGAGTTCCGCGGCGGCGTCCTGGTCCTGACCGGCGCCAACAGCGCGGTCGGCCTGCGCTCGATGCCGGTGCGCTACCTGTTCCTGGACGAAGTGGACGGCTACCCGCGCGACGTGGAAGGCGAGGGCGATGCGGTCGCGCTGGCCGAGGCGCGCACCCGGACCTTCATCCGGCGCAAGATTCTGCTGGTGTCGACGCCGACGATTGCTGGTGCCAGCACCATCGAGCGCGAGTACTTGGCCTCGGACCAGCGGCGATTCTTCGTGCCGTGCCCGCACTGCGTCCACCAACAATGGCTGCGGTTCGAGCAACTGCGCTGGACCTGGGGCGACCCGCGCTCGACCCGCTACATCTGCGAGTCCTGTGAACAGCCCATCGGCGAGCACCAGAAGACGACGATGCTCGCCGCCGGCCAGTGGGTCGCGACGGCACCGCAGAACCGCGGCAAGACGGCGGGCTACCACCTGTCCTCGCTGTACTCGCCCGTTGGCTGGCGCAGCTGGGCCGATATCGCCGCGGCGTGGGAAGCGGCGCAGGGTTCGGCAACCGCGCTCAAGGCGTTCAAGAACACCGAACTGGGCGAGACCTGGGAAGAGGAAGGCGAAGCCCCGGATTGGGAGCGGTTGCTGGAGCGGCGCGAGGATTACCGGATCGGCACCGTGCCGGCCGGCGGCCTGTTGCTGGCCGGCGGCGCCGACGTGCAGAAGGACCGAATCGAGGTCTCGGTCTGGGCGTTCGGTCGCGAGCGTGAGACCTGGCTGGTCGAGCATCGTGTCTTGATGGGCGACACCGCGCGCGCCGCAGTCTGGGCAGAGCTGGCGAGCCTGCTGCGCGAGCAATGGACCCATGCCTCCGGCGCGCTGTTGCCGCTAACCCGGCTCGGCCTGGATACCGGCTACGCCACCCAGGAGGCCTATGCGTTCGCGCGCGATGCGCACGATCCGCGCCTGCTGCCGATGAAGGGTGTCGGTAGCGGCGCCGCCTTGATCGGCATCCCGACCGCGGTCGATGTGAGCATTCCCGGCAAGCGCCTGCGGCGCGGCCTCAAGCTGTTCGCCGTGGCCGGCGGCATCGCCAAGCTGGAGTTGTACAACGCGCTGCGGTTGTCGATCGAGATCGGGCCGGACGGCCAGTCCGCGTTCCCTGCGGGCTACGTCCATCTACCAAAGGTAGACGGCGAGTTCGTGCAGCAGCTGACCGCCGAGCACTTGATCACCCGTCGGGACCGGCACGGCTATCCGCAACGGGTGTGGGAAAAGCGCCGCGACCGCAACGAAGCGCTGGACTGCTACGTCATGGCGCGTGCCGCGGCGATGCAGGCCGGTGTCGATCGTTTCGAAGAGCGCCACTGGCGCGAGCTCGAGCGATCGGTGGGGGTGCGCCCGCCGCGCCCGCCTGATCCAACTGAACCACCCCTACCCATTCCGTCAAAGGCCGCCTCTCCGGGCGGCCTTTCTGTTTCCGGCCGCCGCCGGGTGATCTCCAGCCGTTTCATGCGATGAGCGACCTCCCTTATACCCACGAGCAATTGCAGGCGCTGCGCTCCGCGCTCGCGCGCGGCGAACGTCGCGTCAGCTTCGGCGACCGCCTGGTCGAGTACCGATCGGTGGACGAGCTGCTGGCGGCGATCCGCGAGGTCGAGGCGGCCTTGGCTGGGACCGAAGGGCGCCCGCGCAAGGTCCGGCGCCTGCTGACCACCACCTCGAAAGGCTTCTGAACGTGGGTTGGTGGGGGAAGCTCAAGGCCGCGATGTCCGGCGGCTCGCCCGCGCATGAGGTCGCGGGCCACGGTCGCCGGTCGACCGCCTGGCAGCCCAGCAATCCGGGCGCGGTCGCCGCGCTGCTGGCGACCGGCGACGCGCTGCGGGTGCGCTCTCGCGACCTGGTGCGCCGCAACGCCTGGGCCAACGCCGCGATCGAGGCGTTCGTCGCCAATGCGGTCGGCACCGGCATCAAGCCGCAGTCGCTGATCGCGGACACCGTGCAGCGCGAAGCGCTCCAGGCGCTGTGGCGGGACTTCGTGGACGAAGCCGACGCCGCCGGCTTGACCGATCTCTATGGCCTGCAAGCCCTGGCCTGCCGCGCGCTGCTGGAGGGCGGCGAATGCCTGATCCGGCTGCGCCCGCGCCGGCCCGAGGACGGTTTCGCGGTGCCCCTGCAACTGCAGGTGCTGGAGCCTGAGCACCTGCCGATCACCCTCAATCGGGAAGAGCCGAACGGGAACTTGATCCGCGCCGGCATCGAGTTTGATCGATTAGGCCGAAGGGTTGCCTACCACCTGTATCTGTCCCATCCGCAGGATGGGGCGATGGCGCCGATGACGCGCCACGGCGGCCTGGACACCATCCGCGTGCCGGCGTCGGAAGTGCTGCACATCTTCCGGCCGCTGCGCCCGGGGCAGATCCGCGGCGAACCCTGGCTCGCGCGCGCGCTGGTCAAGCTCAACGAGCTCGACCAGTACGACGACGCCGAACTGGTCCGTAAAAAGACCGCGGCGATGTTCGCCGGCTTCATTACCCGCGACGGACCGGACGACCCGCTGCCGGGGGACGCACCGCCGGACGAACACGGCAATGCGCCGCTCGGGTTGGAGCCGGGCAGTCTGCAAATCTTGGAGCCGGGCGAGAACGTGGCCTTTGCCCAGCCGGCCGACGTGGGCGCCAGTTACGAGGCGTTCTTGCGATCGCAGTTCCGCGCGGTCGCCGCGGCCATGGGGGTTACCTACGAGCAGCTCACCGGCGATCTGACCGGGGTCAACTACTCGTCCATCCGCGCCGGCTTGCTGGAATTTCGGCGTCGCTGCGAGCAGGTCCAGCACTCGGTCCTGGTCTATCAGATGTGCCGGCCGATCTGGGCGGCCTTCGTGGATGCGGCCGTCCTGGCCGACGCCATCGAGCTGCCGGGCTATCGGCGTCGCAAACGCCAGTACCGCGCCTGCAAGTGGGTGCCGCAAGGCTGGAACTGGGTCGATCCCGAGAAAGAGTTCAACGCCATGATCCTGGCGATTCGCGCGGGCCTGTTGTCGCGCGCGGAAGCCATCGCGAGCTCGGGCTACGACGCCGAGACCATCGACCGCGAGATCGCGGCCGACGCCGAGCGCGCCGACCGCCTGGGCCTGGTGCTTGACACCGACCCGCGCCGCGTTGCCCGCAACGGCGCCTTCCAATCCGCGCCGCCTGAGCCGGCGCCGATCGAACCTGAAACCGTCAAATGACCGGACTGCCCTATCTAGCGGCGCGCGTGTTCAACACGCCGCTGCTGATCCAGCGCGCCAAGCTGGACGTCATCCTGAGCGTGCTCGAACCCAAATTCGAGCTTCAGACCCTGCCGCCGCCGCAGATGGCGCCGCCGGCGGTATCGGCACCACGCTACGTTGATCAGCGCGGTGTTGCCGTTATTCCCATCCACGGCACTTTGGTGCAGCGGACTGCGGGCTTAGACGCACTGTCGGGCCTGACGAGCTATCAGGCAATTACACAGCAGTTCGATGCCGCGCTGGCTGACCCTGCGGTACGGGGCATCGTGCTCGACATCGATAGCCCCGGCGGCGAGGCCGCCGGCGTGTTCGACCTGGCCGACAAGATCCACGCGGCTCGGCAGACGAAGCCCGTCTGGGCAGCCGCGAACGACGCCGCCTTCTCCGCTGCTTATGCCCTGGCCAGCGCCGCCACGCAGCTCTTCGTCACGCGCACGGCCGGCGTCGGCTCCATCGGCGTGATCGCGCTGCACGTTGACCAATCGCGCCGCGATGCCAACGCCGGCTTGAGCTACACCCCGATTCTGGCCGGCGCGCGCAAGAACGACGGCAGCCCATATCAGCCGCTGACGCCTGAGGCGCGTGCGGCGATCCAAACCGAGGTCGACCGCCTCTACGAGTTGTTCGTTCTGACCGTAGCCGAGCAACGCGGTTCTGCGGTGGACGCCATCCGTGCCACCGAAGCCGGGTTGTTCTTCGGCCAGGACGCGCTCGATGCCGGCCTGGCCGATCGCATCGGCACGCTCGGCGACGCCGTGCAGCACATGCACACCGAACTGGACGCCGCCGCGCGTCCCCTTTCCCTGGAGTCCCCCACGATGTCCACCCCCGAATCGACGGCGCCCGCCGTCGACGTAGACGCCGTGCGCGCGCAAGCGCACGGCGATGCCCTGGCGATCGCCGAGCTCTGCACGCTCGCTGGCCGTCCCGATCTGACCGCGGTGTTCCTGGGCGACCGCCTGAGTACCGCCGACGTTCGCCGCAAGCTGCTCGGCTTGCGCGCCGAGTCGCCCGAGATCACCAGCCACCTGTCGCCGGCCGCGGCACCTGCCGCCGCTACGCAGTCGTTGGACGACAACCCGCTGATCCACGCCGTCAAGGTGCGGGCCGCGCGATCGAAGAAGGAGCGCTGAGATGGGCATTACCGTCTATCCGCCCCAGTCCGAGCCGAACAACCTGGGTGATCTGCTCAAGTTCGAGGCCGACAACCTTTACTCGCGCGATCGCGTGACCGTGGCCGCGCAGCAGGCGCTGCAACTCGGTCAGGTCGTGGGTCGCATCACCGATACCGGCCAGGTGGCCGCACTCGACTTGGCCGCAACCGACGGCCGCGAGCAGGCGAAGGGCGTCGTGATCGTACCAATCATCACGGCCAATGCACCGAGCCCGGACGGCGTGATCGTCGCGCGCCACGCCACGGTCGCCGACCACGCCCTGGTCTGGCCGAAAGCCATCACCCCCGAACAGCGCACGGTCTGCATCCAGCAACTGCGGGCGATCGGCGTACTCGTGCGTCAAGGAATTTGATCCATGTCGATGAACAATCCGTTCCACAATCCCGCGTTCTCCGTCAGCGCGCTGACCACGGCCATCAATCTCCTGCCGAACCAGTACGGGCGACTGGACGAGCTGAATCTGTTTCCGATCAAGCCGGTCCGCACCCGCCAGGTGACCGTCGAGGAGCGAAACGGCGTACTGTCGCTGCTGCCGACTCAGCCGGTCGGCTCCCCGGGGTCGGTAGGCAAGCGCGGCAAGCGAGCGCTACGTGCGTTCAACGTGCCACATATCCCTCACGAGGACGTGGTGTTGCCCGAAGAGGTAGTGGGTGTTCGTGCCTTCGGTACTGAGACCGATCTGGAAACCATTGCCGGTGTGATGGCTGATCACCTGCAGACGATGCGCAACAAGCACGCGATCACTTTGGAGCATCTTCGCATCGGTGCGCTCAAGGGTGTGATCTTGGACGCCGATGGCAGCGAACTGGCGAACCTGTTCGATATCTTCAACATCCGGCCGGAGACGTTCAACTTCCAGTTGAGCAATCAGGACTTGGACCCGCGCAAGAAGTGCTTGGATCTCAAGCGCTACATGAGCGCGTCCTTGAAGGGCGAGCGCATGAGCAGCATTCATGTGCTGGTGTCGCCGGAGTTCTTCGACGCGCTAACAGGGCACAAGCTGGTCAAGGAAGCCTACGCGCGTTGGCAGGAGGGTGCGGCGCTGCGCGACGACATGCGCACCGACTTTCGCTTGGCGGGCATTCGCTTCGAGGAATACACCGGAGAGGCCAGCGATCCGGAGGGTACCTCCCGGCGATTCATCGCCGAAGGCGAAGGCCACGCGTTCCCTCTCGGTACGCTGGACACGTTTGCGACCTATGTGGCGCCGGCCGACTTCAACGAGACTGTCAACACGTTGGGCCAGTTGCTCTACAGCAAGCAAGCGCCGCGAAAATTTGATCGCGGCACCGATCTGCACACCCAGTCCAATCCGCTACCGATGTGTCACCGGCCGGCGCTGCTGGTGAAGCTGAAGGCGTAATTGTGGATGCGTTCTCCACGGCCGATACCGTAGTCTTCGACGTGCTCGGCGTCGTCGCGAACGTACAACGCCCTCCGAACCCCTCGGCGCCTGTTCGGTTGGTGGTTCGCGACGGCGTCGAGCGCTTAGGCGAGTACCAGCAAGTCATCGGATTGGTCAGGCATGTGCATGCCCGTAATCGGGACTGGATCTTCCGCCGCGGCGACATCGTCACCTTGGACGGCCGGTCCCAGACAGTTGAGGCGGTCGTCCGCAACGATGGCCGCGTAAACGAGGCGGTGCTGCATGGCTGAGCCGGCGCAGTCTTGGACCTTGCTGTCCAATGTCGCGTACCGCCTGTCGAGCATTCGGAGCGATCAAGGCTACCGGACGAACATCGGCGATGCCGTAGCGGTAGAACCAGCGCAGCATCCGGACGATTCGGTCGAGGGCTTGACCCTGGTCGCTCTGGCGATCCAGCGTGACGCAAATCAGCCGCACGGCCGCCATCGCATTCTGTCTGCGCTGGCCGAGGCCACGGTGCCGGCATCGCTCATCGACGCCCACGCCCGGTGTCATGCAATCGCGGCCGATGTCGAGGCAGCGCTTGTAGATTGGATTCCGTTGCCGAAGGCGCTGCCGGTGCAGGTCGAGGACATCGTGTTCCTGGACCGCCCGGAAGGCTTGCCGGTGGTCGCCGTGCAGGTTGCTCTGTCGATCCGCTACCGCACATGATCACGATCGACGCCGACGGCGCCTTGAACCTGGCTCGGCAACTGAGCCAGATGCCCGCCAAGATCGCCCTCTCGCAGCGCCGCGCGCTGGGCACGCTGCGGCGTCGTTGGCCCGTCCTCGCCCGGCGGGACATTCAAACCGAGTATGCACTGTCGGCGGCCCGCATCCGCTCTGGCTTAAGCGTACGGACCACTCACGAGAGCCTGGAACTGGTCGGCACCGCCCGTGGTGTCGGTCTGCGCAACTTCCGCTCCAAGCGCAGCGCGGACGACCGAGGTTTGGACTTTGTTGCGATCAAGGGGAAGCGCGGCTTCAAGCGAAGCGGCTTTCATGGTCGCCACCGCGGCGCGGACATCGCCTTCGAGCGTACGCCCGTGAACGGGGAGAAGCGCGTGCCGCGTACCCCAATCCGGCGCCTGTACGGTCCCTCGATCGCGCAAATGCTCCGCAAGGGCGACCGCCCCCAGCGCATGGCCGAGGCCGGACTGGCGGTCATCACCGCCGAAATCGATCGCCAAGTCCTGCGCGCTCGCCGCGGCTGATCCCACGACACCTTATATATAGGAGAACGCGACCACATGGCCGCGCAAGACCTGTTTTCGTTCCAAGGCAAGGTTTACCTCGCCACCCGCCAGGCCTCGGGCAAGCCCGGTCCGCTGCGCTGGGTCGGCAATGCCCCCCAGCTTCAGCTGGCCTTGGAAGTCCAGAACTCGGACAAAACCGAGTCGTTCAGCGGCAATCGCCTGCTGTACGGGCGGCTGGTGCAGTCGAAGACCGCCAATGTGAACCTCACGCTGGACGAGGCGACGCCGGAGAATCTGGCGGAGGGCATGTACTCGGTGCCTGCGTCGCTGCCGGCCGGCACCGTCAGCAGCGAGCTGCTCCCGACCGGCCTGAAGGCGAACGACTTGGTCGCCCTGGATCGCGGCTGGGTCAGCGATGTGGCCCTGACCGACAGCGCCAACCCGCCGGTCACCGTCCCTGCCGCGAACTGGTGGACCGAGTCTGCTTCGTCGGGACTGATCGGCCTGCGTAAGGTCGACGGCTTCACCCAGCCCTTCAAGGCCGCGTACAAGCACGGCGAGACCGTCAACATCGCCCTCTTCAGCACGCCGCCGCCGGAGCGGATGCTGTTCCTGGATGGCATCAACACGGTCAACGGCCGCCGCGCCCGAGTCACGCTGTATCGCGTCACCTTCAATCCCATCGAGCAGCTCGACCTGATTTCGGAAGAGTGGGGCAGTTTGCAACTGTCCGGCGCCGCCCTGTTCGATGAATCGCGTGCGCTGGACCCCGACTTGGGCGGCTTCGGCCGAATCGAACTGGTGAGGGGCTAATGGCGCGCAAGGTCCAGCCCCGTGCTACCGCGGGCTCGCCGCACGATCTCGCCGTCTTGCAGCCGAACCGAACGCTGCCCGTCGGTGGACGAACGGTGACGGTGCGCGAGATCGGGTTCTTCGAGAGCCTGAGTCTGCACGACCCCATCGCGGCGTTGGTAGCCGACTTGGTCGAGCAGACCGAGGACGGCAGTGTCGACCTTGCACGCTTGCACCAAGTGTGCGCCCAGCAGCCCGCGGCAACCGTCGCGCTGCTCGCCAAGGCCAGCGATCAACCGCCTGAGTGGGTCCGAGCACTACCCGCCGCTCACGGCGATCTGTTGCTGCTCACCTTTTGGGCGGTCAACGCCGATTTTTTTCTGCAGCGCGTGCTGGCGGCGCTGGAACTGAAGCGCGCGGCCCCGGCAGCGACTGGCCCAGCGTCCTCGCCACGCTGATCGACCACGGCCACGACTGGCCGTGGATCGAGCGTGCGACCGCACGGCAGCTGGCGCTGTTTTACCGCGTCGCGATCCAGCGCGAACACGCGTTGCGTGCCGACCGCATCGAGGACGTCAACGCCGGCTTTGCCGGTGGCCGAGACGTCAACGCCTTCGTCCAATCCCTTCGGAAAATACCATGAAGCTCATCGACAACTGGCGCCACGCGTGGCGCTTCCTAAGCGTGCAGGCGATGAGCCTGGCGCTGGCCGTCCAAGGCGCCTGGCTCAATATCCCCGACGATCTGCGCGCCCATGTTCCAGACCGCGCTGCCACCTACATCACCGCAGGCGTTCTTCTCCTGGGCCTGATCGGCCGCGTGTTCCAGCAGCGAGGCAGCGATGGCACGATTGACCGCTGATGAGGCCGGCGGCCAGAACGTCGTCGCATTCCTGGACATGATCGCCCATGCCGAAGGCGTAGAGCGATTCGGCAAGCAGCGCGGCTACGACGTGCTGGTGGGCGGCGACTGCTTCACCGACTACTCCAAGCACCCGAGATTGCTGGTCTGGCTGCCGAAGTATCGGATCCACTCCACCGCGGCCGGTCGCTACCAATTCCTGTGGCGTACCTGGAATAGCTTGCAGACGCGACTGGACCTGCCGGACTTCGGCCCGGCATCGCAGGATCGGGCGGCGATTGAGCTTCTGCGCGAGAACGGTTCGTTGGCAGACATCCAAACGGGCTGGATTGCATCGGCGATCCGCAAATCGCGGAAGACCTGGGCGTCGCTGCCCAATGCCGGTTACGGCCAGCGCGAGCATCCGCTGGAAGCCCTGCTCGCGGTCTACCAGAAGGCCGGCGGTCACATCGCATGATCGCGCGCTTGCAGGCCTGGGGCGCTGCTGCCGTCGCCGCGGTTCTAGCGATCTTGACGGTATTCGGGATTGGCCGCCTCGCCGGGAGCCGGCGCGCCAAGAAGGAAGCGGCGGACCGCGTCGATCAGGAGGAGGCACGGGCACGAACTGCGGCTGCCGAACGTGAAGCGGCGGATGCGCAAATTCGAGGCGAGGTAGAAACCGATGTGTTGCGACTTCCGACCGGCATCGACAGCCGCGTGGCCAATGCTGTTCCTGGTACTGCTGCTGAGCAGCTGCGTGACCAATGGTCGCGAGATTGAAAACGGCGACTGCGCCTGGGCACGGCCCATCTTGGTGTCGCGGCAGGACGTGTTGACGGACCTGACCGCAAGGCAGATTTTGGCCCACAACCTGACGGGCCAGAGACTGTGTCATTGGACGGTCGAACCAGCAATAGATCGCTGAGTTCTTAACATTTTCTTGGAAAAATCCAAGAAAACGACGCTATCGGACCTGGGCGGGCGGGAAATTCCCGAGGATGGACCGGGAACCGTGACCCGGCGCACCACGACTCAGCCGAAGGGGCCGCTATCCTCCGCCGTCACCGGGAAGGAGTCCTAGTCGATGTCGCCGAAATTGCCGCGTTGCCTAGTCCTTCTGCTCCTATTGTGCGCTTGGTGCGATCATGCAGCGGCTGTCGGATTCACGCTCCAGCGGCTGGATACGCCGGGGAAGTTGCCCGCAGCCGAGATCGTGGCAGGAACTCGGGACCAGGAATTCAATGCTGTGGCCGGAGTAGACATAGCCATGACGCGGAAGGAGCCGCAGTGGTGGCGCATTGTCTTGAAGGCGGCGCCGGCTGCCGATTCCAATCCGCAGTTGGTGATTACGCCCCCGAATCAGAAGGAAGTCGAGGTTTGGCTCCCCGGCGCTACCCGCGCGATACATCGGACTGCTCTTGGCGACGATTCGGACGCGGCTCGGCCTGCCCGGGCTCTTTCGGTGTCTCTCGGTGGGGCGCTTCGCTCTGGCGACGTCCTCTATGTCCAGGTGTTTTCGCCCAATCTGATTCCATCGCATTTGGCGATTGAGCCTCTGGCCTCCGTGCATAAGGCGGACATCGCCTACACGCAGTACCGAACGTCGGTTCTCGTCGCTCTATTTTTGGTGGCGATGCTGTCCTTCGGCTATTTCGCTGCCATGCGCGAACATGGCTACGCCTATCTCGGCTTGACGATGCTGGCTCAGCTCGCAAATCTCATGATTGAGGGAGGGGAGATTGGCGTCGTCCCAGCGCTTGCGGAGTTTGCTCTCGACCGAAGAACCAACATCGTCATCAATACTGCGGCAGTATTGACGGGCATCCGGTTCCTTGTGTTCTTCCTGCAGTTGGAAGCACGACAGCCGCGGATTGCTGTCCTGCTGAACGTTTGTAGTGTGTTGCTGGGCGGCCTGCTCCTGGTGTCGCTGATTCATGTGACCACGTTTAGCGCCTACTTCGGGAATACCGTAATGCTCGCAGCCTTTGCGGCCATTGCCGTAGGCATTGCTCGCGCACTGGCCCGACGACAGCGTGAAGCCGTGTTCCTGCTTCTGGCTTGGGCGCCTGTGATGGCGACACTCGTTGTAATGGTCGGTGGCTACCAAAACTGGTGGACCATGCCCGATTGGGTGCCGACGATGTTCCCCGCTGGTTTGGCTTTCAGCGGTCTCGCGCTGATGCTCGGGCTTACCGCAAAGCTTGAGCAGGTACGCATTGATCGCGACAGCGCGCAGCGACGTTGGACCTACGACAAGCTGACCGGGGTAATCACGCGAGACGCCGTAGGCGACATGCTCCGTCGGAACATCGAGAGAGCGCATCAGGCTGGAACGGATCTGTCCGTGGTGTTTATCGACATCGACTATTTCAAGTCGATCAACGACCAGTACGGGCATCAGGCGGGCGATGAAGCATTGCGGGTCGTTGCGCTAAGGATCCGTAACTGGCTTCCCGATGAGCATATTGTGGCCAGATACGGAGGCGACGAAATGTTGCTTGTCCTGTTGGGACTATCCCAAGGAAAGGCTGAGGTGCTCGCCAGCGCCCTGCGAGAAACGGTAACGCGACACCCTGTCTCGGTTGAAGGGCATACCGTGCCGCTTAGCCTATCGATGGGCGTTGCTGATCTGCGAGAAGATGATTCGCCTGAGCAACTCCTGCGCCGGGCTGACGCGGCACTGTACCGAAGCAAGGAAGAAGGTCGAGCGCGGGTGACCGGTTACCGCTCCGGCATGGAGGGCGTTAAGGGAATCTGAGTTGCGCCCGTATGAACTGTGAGTTCGGTCAATCTCCAGCCTCCTTTCACCGAGTGGGCGCTTAGGGACGGCGAGCTACATTGAAGCGCGGCATGCCTCCGTCGGAGGCAGGCGCCGCGCTATCGCCTAATGGAGATCTACCAGATGAAAGCTCGCGCAGCGGTTCTCACCCTCGTTTTTCTGGTTTTGACTTGCGTTGGCTGCAAGCCCCCGACGTTTGTGCCCGAAATGAATGGGAAAGCGTCCGGTACTGTCGTGCTGTCCAGATAGTCCGCTTGCAATTGCATACCTTCGCCGAACTTAGCCTTGCTAGCTAGGTAGTCCGGCAGTCCTCCGCCGAACTGGCGGAGGCATCTCCCTGCCGCTTGCGGCGCCTTCTTGAACTATTGAAAGGCGCCGTCATCGCGGTGGCGCATCGCTGCGAACGCGTAATCCTCAATGGCCAATCGCGACACCACAATTACATTGTTGGTGCGCGCGAATGCGGCCCAACTCAACCAGGCGCTCCAACAATCCGGAACGCGGGTTCGAAGTTTCGCGTCCGATGCCGAACAAGCTGGCGCTCGGAGCAGGAAGCAGTTCGATCAGGTGCGCGGTAGCGTAGCGGCGATTAGTTCGCAGGTGTCGCAGACGAAGAACCAGTTGGTTGCTTTCCTTGGATTGCAAGGACTGGGCGATGTCGTAGGGCGGCTCGTCAAGGCCGCCGACAGCTACGCAAACTTATCGGCCAAGATCAAGCTCGCGACGACGTCGCAGGCCAGCTTCAACCAGGCCGAAGCCGCGGTCTTCGCGATCGCGCAGCGCACGTCCACGTCGCTGGACGCAACCGCGACCCTGTTTGGGCGCTTGAGCAGTGCCCTGCGCGAGCAGGGCACGTCCCAGCGTGACGTACTGGGCCTGACCGAGACCATCAACAAGGCCCTGGCGGTCTCTGGTGCGACCGGCGCTGAAGCGGCCTCGACCATCCTTCAGCTGAGCCAAGCGTTCGCCTCCGGCACGCTGCGGGGCGACGAGTTCAACTCCGTCAACGACGCCGCACCGCGCCTGATGAAGGCGTTGGCCGACAGCATGGGCGTTACGGTCGGCCAACTGCGTAAGCTGGCAGAGGAAGGCAAGCTCACCAGCGAGCAGCTGCGTAAGGCGTTCTCAGGGGAGCAGGCCAAGAAGATCGCATCCGAGTTCGGCCAACTGCCGCTGACGATCGAGCGCAGCTTGACGCAACTGGACAATGCATTCACCCGCTTCATCGGTCAGCAGGATCGAGCCAGCGGCGTATCCTCGACGGTAGCTCAGGCGATCCAGGGGTTGTCGCAAAACTTCGACGGTCTGGCGAGCGCCGTAGGCGTGGTTGCCGTCGCTGCGTTGGGCCGGCTTCTTTCGACGCTGACCCTGGCAGGTGCCGCCAAGGTCCAAAGCATGCGCGAAACCCGCCGGCTGGCGCAGGAGGAACTGGCGCAAGCCCGAGCCGCCGAAGCCGCCGCCCAGGCAGAGCTCAGCCGTGCCCGCGCGCTGGCGCTCGGCGGGGCGAGCAGTGCGCGAGCGACCGCGGCCGAGGCCGCGTTGGCGGCCGCGCAGGCCCGTACCGCTGCGGCGACCCAAGCCGCGACTGCGGCGGTCGGCGCGAAGGCTGTCGCGATTCGAGCGCTCTCGTCGGTGCTGTCCCTGATGGGCGGTCCCCTCGGCCTTGCCATCACCGGCATTACGCTCCTAGCCAGTGCCTTTGCAAACGCGAGTGCGAACGCCAAAGCTGCGAAACTGGAGTTCGAGGCCACGATCAAGGCCGCCCAGCAATTTCGCAAGCAGCAGGATATCGATTCGGGTGTCGACGCCGGCAAGCGCCTGATTGCCCAGCGCGATCAGCTGCAAGAAGAGCTTGAGGATCTTCAAGGCCTTCAGCGCGGCGGCGGCGGATTCCATATCAACGCCGGTCAGAGCGCCGGTCGTTGGTTGATGGGCGAAGACCTTGACGCCGAGCTGCAGCGTGTCCAGTCCCAACTCGGTCGTACCAAATCAGAGTTCAAGTCGGTACAGCAATCCCTGGCGGAACTTCGAAGCGCTCAGGCGACCGGCGGGCGCACCACGCAGCAGGCCAGCAAGGATGCTGCCGACTTCGCCAAATCCCTGACGGATCAGAACGAGAAACTCAAGGTTGAGCGAATCGAGCGGGAGAAGGGCCTCCGTGCCGCGTTGGAGTATCAGGCCGCCAAGGCGGCCGGGGTCAAGGATGCGACTCAGCTCACCGAGGCAACTCGCAAGCTGATCGATGAGCAGGTCCGTGAGCGAGAGGCCGCGAAAGCGGCGACCACGGAGGACCGCGCTCAAGCGAAGGCCCGGCGAGAAGCCGATCGGGCGCAGAAAGCGGCCGAACGACTCGCTAAACAAGAGCAGACGGCGGCAAAGCGCGAGGAGAAGAAGGAACGAAAGACCGACGACGAGCTCAATCAGACCGTCGCTGAGGCCGAAGCCAATCTGCTGCGTAACCGAGGCGACAACGCAGCGGCCCGGCAACGTGAACTGCTGCTGGAGCATCGCGATTCGCTGGCCGAACTGCTGCAACGCGGGCGGACGGGCGACTGGCTGAAGCTGAACCTCAGTATCGACACCGAGGTGGCCCGCGCTCAGCTGGACGATCTGCAGGCGCAAGTCGATCGGGTGTTTGGTGATCAGACGCGCCAGGAGCAGTCGATCCAGACCCGCCAGCAAGCGGGTCTGTTGACCGAGATCGACGCGCGCCGTGAGCTGCTGGATCTGCATGGTCGTACCGCGGCCGAAGTCGACCAGCTGTTGCCGAAGATGGACGCGCTGGCCGCCAAGACCGGCTCGCCCGAAGCGATCGAGCGGGTCAAGGATTTGACAGCACAGGTCACCGCGCTCAAGACGCAGTCGAACGAATTGGTGTTGACGCTGACCAATGGCTTTGAGACGGGCCTGGGCAATGCGCTGGAAGGACTGGCCACCGGAACGTTGACGCTGCGGCAGGCGCTGACGGGATTGGTGCAGGACATGGCTCGGTCCTTGGCCCAGTTGGCGTCGCAGCAACTGGCTGCCTTCGCGACGGCCAAGCTGATGTCGGTCGTAGGCAAGTTCGCGGGCGGGGGCAAAACGCCCGATCTTGCTCAGCCGGACCCGGTCCAAGCGGCAGCGGCCGGCGCCGCCTACGCCACCCCGATCACGGGTGCGTCGGTCGCGCTGGGCGTGGCCGGCGGCGTAGTGCTCAAGGCGGCCTCCGCGATGCAGGCCGCCGCGGCCACGTTGGCGGCCGCCAACGCGACTAAGGGCGCGAGCGGGTTCTTCGCGACGGGCGGCTTTACCGGGATCGGCCCGAAGTACGCCCCTGCCGGCATCGTCCACCGCGGCGAGTTCGTCAATCGCCGGGAGGTCGTGCGTCAGCCGGGCGCGCGATCGTTCTTGGAGCGGTTCAACCGCGTCGGCATGGCCGCATTGGATGGACTGCGTGGGTATGCGAGTGGGGGCTTCGTATCACCGGCTCCGACCGCGCCCACCGTCGCGCGTCGGCCGGTCTCAGAGCGGTCCGCCGCCCGTGCGCCCGAACCGCGCTCTTCGCAGATCACCAATGTCCTGTATCTGGACCCGCGCGAGATCGTGAACGTAATGGGCACTCAGGCGGGCCGGCAGATAATTTTGTCTACGATTCGGGCCAACGCCCCTACGGTCCGTCAGGATCTTGGATAACGAACGCCGTAAACCGGCGCGCTTTTATGTTGGCGTCCAGAAAAAGCACCAGCTGCTTGGGAGCCGCCGGTGTCTCAGCCCGTGAGATGGAACTTTGCTGGGATGGGCGCCTCACTCCTTCGGGCCCAATTTATGAATCCGCTGCTGACATCGCTGATCCAGAAAGTTCCGGAACTCCTGCCCGTCGCACTCATCATCATCGCGCCAGTAGCGGCGATCTTTGCTTGGCTTCGCTACCGTTCGGGACGAATGCGACTAAATCTTCAAGCAACGGCCAGGCTGTATAAGAAGGTCGAGAAGGAGGCTCTCGGCGACCAGATGTCTTCCGCGACCGCCTTCGGCTTCATTCTTCACCCGCGGGTTTTGAAGATCGCACGAGAGCGGGACGACCCGTTGGCCTTCATCAATAGTTTCAAACGAGCACGTCGCTACGTTCGCTACCGTGAGGGTCGGATCGTTCCTTGGGATGCATCGGGTCCACTTTCGTTTGAGGCGCGGGCGAATATCCTGGGGATTGGTTCTTTCGTACTGCTGTTCGCCCCCTGGATCGCGCTAATCGGTCATCGCTGGATTCACTTCTCCCAAGATATGCAGGTGGCCATTGTCCTATTTCAGATCGTTATGTGGTTTGCTACGCCCGCATCGTTGTGGTTGTCCGATAGCTTGAGACATGCTCACTGGCTCACAGAGAAGTTCGACGAGCGATATCCGCCGGCAAGTTCTGATCCGGTGGTGGCGATTACATCCGCCAAACGTGCCACACGAGCAGCAGCGAAGCGCGACGAAACATCCGCGTAGAGTCCAAGTCATTAATCTCTCGGACGCCCGGCCAAGCCGGGGGTTCTTGCTTTTATTCGTTATGACCGTACGAGCCGACGTCGCATCCGACTACTACGATTTCCTCAACCGCCTGGAATCCGCGCTCTGTACCGAGGGCCACGCCTGGGGCTTGCTGTATGCGGGTGCGGGCAACGGCACGCTGACCGGACCGGACGGCGCTGCTGGCGGGTACCGCGGCGGCGGTGCCAGCGTCGCCGAGGGCTTCACCCTTACGGCGCTCGATGCGGATCGGTTCCAGGTGGTCGGCGCGCTTGCGGGCGATCTGGGCATCGCCCGGGTGGGGCAGCCCTTCGAGTCCGATCGGGTGCGGTTTCGCATCAATTCCGGATCGATTCCGTTCGTGGCCGGCGACCGCTTCGCCCTCAACACCTCGCCGGCCTGGACGCTGGTTCGCCGCTACGGCTGCCGCAATGCAGGCTTCCGCACAACGAACCTGACCAATCCGGCTTCGGTCTTCGACAACCGCACGGACACCTGGAGCAGCCGGCCGGTCGCCGATCTGCCGGCGCACGCCAGCGTCGAGATGATCGGCCCCACTTCGATCAAGGCGATCACGCTCGGCATCGGCGATAGCGGCGCGCGCGGGCCGGCCGCCTTCGAACTGCAACGCTCGGACGACGGTTCGGTCTGGACGCGGGTGCAGGCGTGGGCCGGCCAGGTCTGGCCGACCGCGCGCATGCGCCGCACCTACCCGATCAGTGGCGCGCCTGCCGCCGGACGCTTCTGGCGCGTGCTGATCACCGCCACGGCCGGCGCCGATCCGCTCGACGTGAACGATGTCAGTATCCACACCGATCTCAACGCCGACTTCGAGCTCGAAGACCGGGCGCAGTGGATCGTGCAGGCGCCGGGCCTGGATGGGCGGAAAGCAATCTTCGTCGGCGCCGAGTTGTACGAGGACGCCGCGCGCGCGGCCTACAACCTGAATTGGTATGGGTTCCGGTCGTACAACCCGCTGCGTAGCGTACGGACGCAGACGAACGCGAGCGGTGCGCGCGGACTGCCGCTGCGCAACGGTCCCTTCGCCTACTGGCTGGCGATCAATGGCCAGCGCGTGGTGATCGTGGCGCGCGTGGGCACGGTGTACCTGAGCGCTTACCTGGGCTTCATCAACGCCTACGAGCCGCCGTCGATCCACGAGTACCCGCTCGCGATCGGCGCATGCGGGTCGTCGGAAACACTGACACCGGACGCGACCGACGCCAACTTCCGCTGCTTCTTCGATCCTGGGCGCTACGGGCTAGCTGTGAACTATCCAGATAACGTCTGGCGGGTGCATGCCAATCGATTCGCGTCCGGATCAAGCGATAACGGCGACACCGAGACGTCCGGCAAGGTGTATCCGAGCGCGATGTCGACCTGGGGCGATCGGGCCAATCTCCGCGAGAACCTGGACGGCACCTCGCCGGTGCTGCCACTCATCCTGGGCAACACGTCGCCGCGGCACACGCTGGGCGAGTTCGATGGTTGTGGATGGACGACGGGCTTCAGTACCGCCTCCGAGTCCCTGATCGACCACGACGGTGCGGTCTGGATGACATTCCAGAACGCCTTCCGCATCTCCCCCGACAACTACTTCGCTTTGAAGCTCGACTGATGGCCTACGCGACGTCCGCGGCGAACGACCCCAACGAACTACTCGAAAAGCTGCGAGTGTTCGCCCAAGGCAACGGCTGGGCGGTGGACGGCTGGCGCGACCGAACCGTTCGGGTCGGCAAAGCGCTGAGCGTGCATGCGGGTTCTCTGTATGCGACGTTTCTGACCGAACTGAGCGGTGGCGATAGTTCTCGGCCGCCGCCGTTCGTGGGCGCGTTCGGGCACACGGGCTACGCGGCGAACGCCAACCCCGATCTCCAGGCCGACGCCAGCGCGCAGGTCTGGGCGAACTACGTCCAAGGACCGTACAGCGCGGTTCACTTCTTCAGTCGAACGGTGCCGCAGCCGTACCTGCACATCGTGCTGGAAACTCAGGCCGGCACGTTCAAGCACTTCGGCACGGGAAAGCTGGTGACCGCAGGCGCGGTGAACACGGGCCAGTACGTCTATGGCAGCCAGTGGTACTACGATCCCAACTACATCAACAGTCCGGACGATGTTCGTCATGCCGTGGCATTCGATGATTATTGGGCGAACTACATGTCGGCGACGACGCGCGTGCGTGCCGATTTCGATGGCGTCGCGCCGCGCTGGCATGGGGTCTCGGACGCCGGCGGCGATACGCGCGCGCTGTACTGTGGCTGGCGTCGCCGAGGCGCGCCGATCAATCTGCTGAAAGAGGTCGGGCACAGCGCCTTGACCGGCCGCGCGCCCGGCCAGCCGCTGTGGTGCGCGGTTCCGCGCGGTGGCGATCTGAACACCGACATCGGCCACCCGCCCGACCTGCGCTTCATCCGCCTGGACAGCTACGCCCCCGGCGAGGAACTGGTGCTGGGTAGCGATCGGTGGAAAGTGTTCCCCGTTCATCGCAAGAACGGCCCCGTGGGCACGCCCAACAGCGGCGTCTACGGTTATGCCTATCGCATTACCGAGTAACGAGCGGACATTGCATGTGGCATGGCCTGTGGCCGCTGACCTTCAGCGGTCAAGGCGACTATTTCCGATCTTCCCCGTTCTGGGACGGCCGCGCGAGCGGTGCGCTTGGATCGGAGCCGGACTACGGCCAGCGCACGGTCGCGGCGCCGGAGTATGTCGGCGATCAGCGCCGCGGCGCCCTCCAACCGCTGTTCGGCGACGATTTCTTCGACCGCATCCATGCCGAGCCGCGGACGCTGAACCTGGGCAACGTCAGCAGCGTGCAGCGACGCGCGGTGCGCGTGTGGAATGCGTTCCGCAGCCGGGCGCTGACGTTGACCGAGGCGACGCTGTCGGGCGGCGAGGGCATCGTCCTGACCGCTCCCGGCGTGCCGCCGCTGCCGTTCGCACCGCTGTCGGAGCGGACGTGGCAGGTCGCCGTGGGAACCGATGGCCCGCCGGTGATCGGCGCCACCCTGGCGTTCCGGTTCGACGGCTTCCCCGAACTGCCGGTCGTCATCACCGGCCAGCGCATCGTCGCTTTCGCCTTCGTGCCGGATTGGTCGCGCGGTGTGCTGGAGCGGCTGGCTTGGCGGACCGACATACTGACCAGCCCGTTGCAGGTCGAGCAGCGGCGTGGCTTGCGCTCGACGCCGAGGCGGTCGTTCGAAGCGACGCTGATCGTGGACGGCCGCGAGCGGGTGCTGCTGGATCTGGCCGTATTCGGCTGGGGCGGGCGGACCTGGGCGCTGCCGGTATGGCCGGACGGGCAATGGCTGGGCGCCGAGCATGCACTCGGGGTTCGCGTTCTGAGCTGCGATCCGAACTATCGGGATTTCCGACCGGGCGGCCTGGTGCTGCTACGCGGCGCCACCGCGTTCGAGACCGAGGTCGCCGAGATCGAGTCCATCGGCACCGACCGCATTGTGCTGCGGCACCCAACGACGCGGGCATGGTCGCGCGGCGCTCGCTTGTACCCTGTCCGGACCGCCCGCCTCGCCGAGGCGCCGAAGGTCACGCGCCTGACCGATCAGGCGGCATCGATCGCGGTGCGTTTCGACTTGGTCGAGCCCTGCGACTGGCCGGTGCTGATCGATGCGCCGGTCTACCGCGGACATCCCGTCCTGGCCGATCGTCCGGACGAGTCGGAATCGCTGTCGGCGGGCTGGCAGCGCGCCTTGCTGTCCCTGGACAACGAGTTCGGCGCCCCATTCGTGCTGGACCCGGCCGATTGGGCGGCCGTGACCCAATCGCACCGCTGGCGCATGCACGGACGGGCCGAGCGCGCGCGGGTCCGGTCCTGGCTCTACGCCCTGCGCGGCCGCCAACGCGCCGTGTGGCGGCCGACCCACGCCGACGACCTGGCCTTGCTGGCCACCGTCGCCGGCACCGCGACGGCGGCGGACGTGGCCAACGTAGGCTTGGCCCGGTTCGGCGGGCTGCGGCCCGGCCGCCGCGACCTACGCATCGAGTTGAGCGACGGCCGCGCCTTCCATCGCCGCATCACCGCCGCGGTCAGCCTTGACGAGGCCGTGGACCGGATCACGTTCAACGCGGCGCTGGGCGCAGAGATTCGGCCGCGCGACGTCAAGCGGATCAGCTTCATGGCGCTGTCGCGCGCCGACAGTGACGAAACCGAAATCGAGCACCACACCGACAGCGACGGAGCCGCCGATGCGGCTGTCGTGTTGCGTGCCGTGCGCGACCCTGATCAAGACGACGGCCCCCCTCCGGCATGAGTTTCGACCAATACGAGCGCTCGGTCGCCGCGGGCAATCCCCGGCGGCTGTACGAGTTCGTCCGCGGCGGTCAGCGCTGGCGGTACACCGGCGGCGATCGCGACTTCCAGCTCGACACGCAGACCTACCGCGCGATCGCGATCAGCGACGATGGCATCCGCCAGTCCGGCCACGTTGCCAGCGACGTGCTGACGATCACCGCGCCGGGCGACTTCGACGTGGCCCGGCTCTATCGTGGCTTGCCGCCATCGACGGAGGTCGCCGTGTTCGTTCGCGACATCCACGAAGGCGATGTCGAGGCCCGCGTGTCGTGGGTGGGGCGTATCACGGGCGTCAATCGACCCAAGCTGGAAACCAGCGAGGTCCGGTGCCAATCGCTGGACGCCGCGCTCGGCCAACCCGGCCTGCGTTTGGCGTGGACGCGGGGTTGCCCGCACACGCTCTACGACCGCAACTGCCGGGTGAACCCCGAGGCGCACCGAGTACCGGCGTCGCTGGCAACCGTCACTGGCAACCTGATCACCGCGGGCGCATTCGGCCTGCTGCCGGACGGCTGGTTCGCTGGTGGATTCATCGCCTGGGATCTGGGTGAAGCCGGCGTCGAGCGGCGCGGCATTCGATTTCACCAGGGCGAGCGGTTGATCTTGCTCGGTGCTGGCGATGGCTTGCGCGTCGGCCAAGCCGTTGTCGCTTATCCCGGCTGCGCCCGAACCATCGCGGTCTGTCACAGCAAGTTCGCCAACGCACCGAACTACGGCGGCGCGCCGGGATTGCCTGGGAAATCGCCGTTCGACGGATCTCCGATCTTCTAACGAATGGGATAACAAGCGCGCGCCGTGCAGCACGGCGCGCGCAGACAGACTTACGGCATGAGCACCGTGTCGATGACGTGGATGACGCCATTGCTCTGATAGACATCGGCAATCGTCACATGGGCCACATTGCCCTTGGCATCGGTTACGGTGATCTTGCCGCCCGACTGTCTTGCGGACAGCACCTCGCCCTGCACCGTCTTGAGCTGTGCGCGGCCGCCCTCCGCCTTGATCTGCTTGGCCAGTGCCTTGCCGTCCAGGCGACCCGGAACGACGTGATAGGTGAGGATCTGGGTGAGCTGAGCCTTGTTCTCGGGCTTCACCAGCGTTTCCACGGTGCCCGCGGGAAGTTTCGCGAAGGCGGCATTCGTTGGCGCGAACACCGTAAAGGGTCCGGGGCCCTTCAGCGTATCTACGAGCCCCGCTGCTTTGACGGCGGCGACGAGCGTGGTGTGGTCCTTCGAGTTGACGGCGTTGTCCACGATGTCCTTGGTGACGAGCATCGGCGCACCGCCAACCATCGGGTTGCCACCGGCGGCGAGTGCCGCAGTCGATGTAACGGAACAAAGCGCCAAAGCAGAAGCAAGAATCAAGTTCATGCGGTTCATAGAAATCCTCCAGGACGACAGTACGTAGCGCAAGAGCGCTGAGGGTGTTGCGCTCATCCTTACGAGGTGAATCGCGAGACGGATTCATTGCGTTTCGTGTATTCGAAGTCTTGCTTTTTTTGTTAACGAGGCGTGAGGCGAAACGAGTTTGAACGTATGGGTCCAACTGGCGATCTGGCTGGTCAGCTATTTCGTTTCGGCGGCCGCACGGCCGAAACCGCCACAGCCGAAGCCGGCCGCGTTCGGCGACTTCCAGTTTCCGCAAAGCACGGAGGGCACGCCGCAGGCGGTGATCTTCGGCGACGTGTGGATCTCGGATTGGATGGTGCTCGGGGTCGGCCAGTACCGCACGCAAGCGATCAAGCAAAAGGGCGGCAAGAAGTGATCGTGACCCTGGATCATCTTCGCCGCGCGCCGGGCTTCGGTGCGCGGCCGGGGTTCTGCGCGCAGGGCGGACGCGAATGGTTCGCCTACTACGGCCTGGACTGGAGCGCGTTCGTGCGCGACGGCATCGACGCCGAAACGCTGGAAGCGACCGGCGACGCGTTGGGCTTGCACCTGGTCGCGTTCGTGCGTGCGGAGGCGGCGCGTGGGTAGTCGCAAGAAGCAAACGGTCGGCCACCGCTACCTGTTCGGATTGCACATGGGCCTCGCACGAGGACCAGTGGACGAGATTGTCGAGATCCGGGTCGGGGATCGCGAAGCCTGGAAAGGCTCGATCACCAAGAGCGGTCGCATCCTGATCAACAAGCCCGACCTGTTCGGTGGCGACAAGGGCGAGGGCGGCATCAAGGGCACGCTCGACGTGCTGATGGGCGACGCTGACCAAGCGGTGCTGCCTGCATTGGCCGCGCTGCACGGCACGCCCACGCCTGCCTTCCGCGGCAGCGCCACCCAGTACTTCGACGGCCAGATCGCGGCGAACAACCCGTATCCCAAGCCGTGGAAGGAACGCGCGCGACGCGCGCTGGCCGGGTGGGACGGCGCGCCGTGGTATCCCGAGAAGGCGGTGATCTGGCTCGCCAACGGCGCCATCCGGGCGATGAACCCGGCGCATATCTTGGTTGAGTGCCTGACGAATCGAGATTGGGGTCGCGGCCTGGACCGTGGCCTGCTGGACGAGGCCAGCTACCGACGCGCCGCCGATACGCTACACGCAGAGGGCTTCGGGCTATGCCTGCGCTGGGCGCGTCAGACCTCGATCAGCGATTTCATGCAGGTCGTGATCGACCACATCGGCGCCGCGCAGTACACGGACCGCAGCACCGGCTGCTCGACGCTGCGCTTGCTGCGCGACGACTACCGGATCGAAGACCTGCCGGTGTTCGACTACGAGTCCGGCCTGCTGGCGATCGAGGAGGACGAGGGCGGCGCGCAGGACGGAGCCGTCAATCAGGTCATCGTGACCTGGTACGACCCGATCAAGGATGAAGAACGGCAGATCCGGGTGCAGGATTTGGCCGGCATCCAAGCGACCGGTGGCGTGGCCTCGACCACCACCGAGTATCGCGGCCTGCCGACCGCCGAGCTCGCGGCGCGGGTCGGCACGCGCGACCTGTCGATTGCCTGCTCGGCCTTGAAGCGGTTCAAGGTCCGGCTCGATCGCCGCGGCGGCGTCCTCGCGCCCGGCAGCGTGTTCTGCATCCGCGACCCGTTCCGCGAGATCGGTACCCTGGTGCTGCGTGCCGGCACGTTCGATGACGGCCGCCTGGCTGAGGGCGCCATCCTCGTATCGGCGGTCCAAGACGTGTTCGGCTTGCCGGCGACGAGCTATCTGCAACCGCAGCCACCGGTGTGGGTGCCCCCGGACCGAAGCCCGCAGCCGGCGCCGACGCGCCGGTTGTTCGAGGCAGGTTATCGCGATCTGGCCACCACGCTCGACCCCGCCGCGCTGGCGGCGCTGCCGGCAGACGCGGGTCTGGTCCTGGCGGTCGGCGAACAGCCCGGCGGCCTGGCGCTGAACTACATCCTGACCACCCGGGTCGGGAGCGGCGCCTACGGCGAGGCCGCTACCGGCGATTGGTGCCCGACCGCAGTCTTAGCCGGCGCGTTGTCGGCGACGACGACGGCCGTCCAACTGGCGGCCGGGCGCGCGCTGGATCAAGTCGTGATCGGTACTGCCGCTTGGATCGAGGACGAGCTGGTCCGCGTGGTGGCGATCGATCCACAGGCGCAGAACGCAACGCTGGCGCGTGGCTGCGCCGACACCGTGCCAGTGCCGCATGCCGAGGGCACTCGGATCTGGTTCTACGACGATTTCGCTGCGGCCGATCCCACGGACTACAGCGTCGGCGAGACGGTCGAGGCAAAGCTGCTGACCCGCACGTCGAGCGCGCAGCTGGACCCGGCGTCGGCGCCGGTGGACAGCGTCAAGCTGGCGCAGCGCCAAGCGCGGCCGTATCCGCCGGGCGATTTGAAATTGGTCGGCGCCCGCTATCCGGATGCCGTCGATGGCGACCTGGTGGTGGGCTGGGCGCACCGCGACCGGCGCCTGCAGGGCGACCAGCTGGTCGACCACGGGCAGGGATCGATCGGCCCGGAGGCCGGCACCGCCTACGTGCTGCGCTTGCTGGACGCCATCGCCGGCACGGTTCTCGACAGCCCGGCGCCGATCACCGGCACCAGCTACACCGCTGCGCTCAAGGGCGTCTATCGCGTGCGGGCCGAGATCGGCTCGACACGCGACGGACTGGCGAGCTGGCAGAAGGCCGCACACACCTTCGACTTCAAGAACGGCCTGCTGCGGTCGGAGGCCAGCGACGAATTGGTGACCGAGGCCGGCGACTATCTACTGATGGAATGACATGGCGAACCTGAAACTGTCCCAGTTGCCGGCGGCGAGTGCGCTGACCGGCGATGAAATCGTGCCGGTGGTGCAAGGGGGTCAGACCCGGCGAACCACCGTCGCCGCGCTGGCCGATGCGCGTAAGGGCGCGTGGACGGCGCCGACGCTCAACGCGCCTTGGACGAATTTCGGAGATGTGTTTGCTCCGGTCGGCTACCGAAAGGATGGGAACCGCGTGCAGTTGCGCGGCGTGGTGAAGGGCGGAGCAGGCGGAACAGTGGTGTTCGTACTGCCCGCAGCGTTTCGCCCGTCCGCGCAGTTGATCTTGACGACGCTGAGCGATGCCGGCGCGCCGACACGGATTGACGTTCGGACGAATGGAGAGGTGTTCGTTGGCTTGCCGCCGAGTACACAAGTTGCATGGCTGACACTGGACAACATTACATACTGCTCGGACGCATGAACAAAAAAGGGAGGAGCAAATGCTCCTCCCTACGATCTACAGTCTGGCGTGACTAAAGCGGACTAGCAAGCTAGATCGCCTCACTTTTCATCATTTGATATACGGTGATAAGGCTTCTTGGAGGGTGGTGTGAATCGTTCCATCTTCTGATCGTATCAACTTGGCCTCGACTTCCTTGGAGCAAGTTCCGCCAGCAGTGAAGATGGCGGAAACTTGAGATGCGGAGTAAACAAAAACGCTCGCGAGATTCGTTGCGCTCAAGCTGTTGAAGCACTGCCTTAGCTCGGGGGCGCCTTGTATTGATGATGGAAGTCCGCCGAATGTCGGGAGGCCGCCTTGAAGTATTCGAACTACTTCATGTGTAGGGATTTTGTCGGTGTTGTTTGATATCTGAACAAAATCTTCCGGCTCCAATCCCTGGCATTTTTTGAAGGCAATACGATCACTTTCAGTGCGATCTACAACGTCTTTCGTTGTTCCCAGCATCCTTATGCTGAGCATGGTTTCATGTATGGCGCAGACGTCTTTAGCTATCTTCTTAGGCTTTGAATAGAAAAAGGCAACATAGTCTGCATCCGGTGCAACACCCGGCTGAACACTTTGTCTCCAGATCGAAGAGAGACTCTGAGATTTCGCGATCTTGGAAAGCGCATCATGGTCTAATTGCGGGGTCGCCGCGCAGTTTGACCAAATCACCAAGAGGGCGATTGCTAAAAGCGAGTGGGCGTAGTTTTTCATTTTTTGTATCCGCTGGCGACGTTGAAGAGGTCTCTTCCCATTAGCTTCGGCGGCTCATCGTAACCCATCATAGTGCCCTGTCCTTTGGGGGCGTGATCCAGCCCCAAGTTATGTCCGAACTCGTGGGCAATGACACTGTCTGCTTGCCATAGGCTGGGGTATGGGGCAACCATGATCTCCGGCCCGCCTACATCGGCACTTGCCGCTGACACGCCGGAGCAAAGGGATGCGTTTCTCCTTTCCCAGTCTTTGACAGTACGCATCTTGATCGTCACGTCCCCGTTTCGATTGACGCGGGTCACATTTATTTCGGATCTATACTCAGTCCCCTCGTAAATTCCGCTAGCGCCGTTCCAGTAACGATTGATGTCTTTCGCTGCATGTGTTGAGCCGACGCCAGAGACCGTTAGGTCTCCGCGAATGACTACTACGCCATCCTCAGTCGAAACGGATATTTTGTCCCGGAATGCGGGGTTGACTTGCATCATTGACCAGCTGTCATGAGACGGCTTATCTGGACTTCCTACGCACCTCGCGCACTCGATCAACCCAGTAGCAAGTCCGTACATATCGGACAAGCTTCCAGGAGCGCCGTTAACATACAGGTAGGTGCTGACGCCGCCCGACAGGCCAATCGGGTCGCTTTGAATGTAGCGCCCGATCGACGGATCGTAGTCGCGGAAATAGTTGTGAACTAAGCCGCTGGCGGCATCAAAGCGCTGGCCTGGGAAACGCATGTTGAAAACGAACGCAGTTCCATCTAGATCTGGATCTTGATTCGGCGGGCTGTTGCCGAACATCTCGCTCTTGGCATCCCATGTCCAGATGGCGACGTTGCGGGTGGGGTCGATCACGGCTCGCGGGGTGCCCAGGTGATCCGGCTCAACATACTTCAAGGTCTGACTGATGCCGCTGCCAACGAGCAGGCCGACGGGAGCTGTGCCGAACCATACTGCCTGTTGCTTGGCGTTGCCCTGGGCGTCGTAATCGCCGATCCATTTGCCGGCCTCGTCGTACAGCGTGTAAGTGTCGATCGTGTTAGTCGCTGACTCGGTAGTCGCAACGCGCTGACCGATTGAGTTGTATCGATAGCTTGCCTTGACGGTACCGGATAGCTTCAACTGACTCAGGCGATCATTGGCGTTGTAGACGAATTGCCTAGCTGTGCCGCCGATGCTGATGGTGTTGCCAGCGGCATCGTACGCTCGCGCAACCGTTCCGACTTTGGTTAATCGGTGACTGGTAACGGGGTAGGTATAGCTTTCAGTCACGGTTCCGCGCTTGACACTGCTCCGATTGCCGGTCTTGTCGTATCCGTAGGTTTCTAGCGGCGTGCTAGATGCTCCGTCACGCGTCACCGTCAGGCGGCTAAGCGTGTCGTAGTCGTATTTGGCATGATTAATGCTGAACAGGCCGTCCTTGAGTTCGGTAAGGTCTCCAACTGTGTTGTAGCCATAACCCATCGACAGCCCGCCTGCAGCGCTATCCAGGATGCTTTTCGGGCGATAATCTCGGTCATAGGTACGGCCCAAACTACGACCGTTGCCGTAGGTCCAGCCGGTAGCCGGGCCGAATGGTTCGTAGGTCGCATTGCTCAAGAGCGTGGTACGTGTTCCGCCATTCGGCCGAATGCCGATTTCCTTGATCCTCGCTTTGCCGTCGCGGACGTAATCCACAACGGCGCCGTCGGGGTACGTGATAGTGCTCACGTTGCCCGCCGGTGTGTAGGCATACTGCAGCGTAAAGCTCTTGCCGGCGACGATCTGAACCTTACGCACGACCTGGCCGAAGCGATCGTAGCAGTACTTCAGTTCGATGCCTTCTGTCCGCGTAGCGGTCAGCCGGCCGAGAGCAAACGTCTGCTCCGCAGCGCATTCGGCGTTGACGGTGTCGTAGGTGTATTCGACATCGGCCGGCCCGGTCGCTGAGTAGAAAATTGCCGTCGGACGATTCAGGGCATCGTAGCTGTACTTATGTGCCGCAGCGTCGTTGGCGTCCTTCCTGGTCGCAAGTAGGCCGGCGGCAGTATAGGTGTAGTCTGTGACCCCGGTATCCGGGCTGGTCACCTGCGTCTGCTCACCGAAGCCGTTGTAGCTGTAAACCGTGTTCAGGCCTTTGGGATCCGTGACCTGGGCGATCTGGTCCAGCGCGGTGTACCGGATTTGCGTCTTAACCTCCAAGCCACCCACATCCTGCAGAATCTGCGTCAAGCGACCGATGGGGTCGTAAACTTGGTCGTTCTTCCGCCCCATCGCATCGGTGATTCGATCCGGATTCTCGTTCAGGTCGTACCGCAAGCCGGTGGCATTCTGGGCGGCATCTTTGACCGCCTCCAGTTGCCCCAGCGCGTTGAACACTCGCGACAGCGTCCGCCGAACCGTGACGCCGCCGGCCTGGGTGTCCTCTTGCTTGCGGTGGCCGGCGTCATCGAGCGTGTAATGGACCGTGTCGCCGACGCTGTCGGTGATGTCGGTCAGGCGCAGCGCCGGGTCATAGGTGAAGCGGATGTATGTGCCGTCCGGCAAGGTGACCTGCTTGACCGCGCCGCTGGGGCGGTACTCGAACCGGGTGATCCGGTCGTCGGTCTCCACCGCGTCATCCGGGCCGCGCACGATCTGCGCGATCGGCCGGCCGCGGCCGTCGTAATCGACTTGGGTGATGACCCCGTTCGCATCCCTCGATCGCACTACCCGGCCGCCGCCATCGTAGGCGAGCAACTCGTAGCTGTGGCCTAGCGGGTCGGACACCTTCCGCAGGTCCCCCTGGCGATACGGACATGGGCCGCTGGGCGTGGCGCAGCTGGGGGCATCGCTCACGTAGTAGGCATAGCGGAGGACGTCGTTGACGTCCGTGCGCGGACCGTCGCTGCTTTTGAGGGCGCCCACCGTCGTGCAGGTAGAGGCGGGGTCGGTCAGATCGCTGTCTTCGCAATAGCCGAACGCCACCGTCCGTTGCTCGGACGTGGTCGGATCGACCTGCGTCACCGCCGCCAGTTGGCGGCGCGAGTTGTAGGCATAGTCGGTGCGTTGCACCACGCTGCCTGATGCATTCCTGATTTCCACGCGCGTCGGGCGTGAAGTCCCGGCCTCGAAGGTCGTCACGCGCGTTCGATCCAGCGTTCCGTTTAGATACGCAGTAACCGTTTGGGTGGTGGAGTCGTACTTGGTGACGGTCTTCAGTCCGGCGTTGTTGGTCTCGGTGATCGTGTCGTTGTAGTCCGTATAGGCCGTCGTCGTGATGAGGCCTCCCACCACTTCCTCCCGGAGCGGGCGGCGCAGAACCGACGACTCGAAATCGGTTACCTCCTGCCGACCACTCGGGAAGGTGACCCGGGTTTGCGTCGGCGTGTAGCTGTAGGTGTGCGCCGCGGGGCCGTTGGTGGAGCCGATCAGACGGCGGAGGTCGTCGTACTGGTAGTCGCGCCGATGCTCGCCACCTTCCAGGATCGACGCCAGCAACGACGTCCCCGGCTTGTAGCCATACCTGAAACGCTCGCCGGCGGCGTCGGAAACGCGTTCCAGCAGTCCGGTGGCGCTGTATTCGTAGGTAAGCCTGCGGCCGTCCGGCAGCACCGCGCCGGTCACTTTGTGCGTGCGCTCGGTGTCGGCATACTCGTAAAGGTAGGTCACCGAGCGACCCAGGTACTCCGCGCGCTCCAAGCGGTCGAGGGCATCGTAGCGGAGGCTGACGGTGCGATCCCCGCCGTAGGTTATCTCACTGGGTTTAGCCGTCGTTCCTTTGGTCGGGGATCCGAACAGGAGCGAACGATCGGGAAACTCCACTCGAACGCGTTCTCCCACCTCTGCGTCGTAATAGCGTGTCAGGGTCACGGACCGATTGTCCTGGCTGCGGTACATCGTGCTGTTGCCTACCGCGCCGGCCCAGGTGGTCAAATTGGTCTGTTTCCCATCCGGAGCGGTCAGCACATAGCTGTTGCCATCGCCTGCCCGCATCAAGACGTACTCAAAGGGGCCGCGCCAACCGCGCCCAAAGCTGCCGCCAGAGTCCGTCGAGTTGTACTGGCGAACCAGGTCAAGTAGCCCCAGTCCCTGGCTGTCGGCTGCGGCCTCATGTTTCGAGCCGCGGGAGATGTCACAGGGGTTGCCCTTGATCGGCGCGCAGACGTTGGGTTGACCGATCAGCTTGGCGGTGCGACGGCTGCGAACAGACCATTCGTCCTGCGAAAAGTTTCCGTCAGATCCTGGCGGACCATCGTGAAGGATTTCGCTGGTGACTTGGCCGGTGAACGGCGCGGGGTCACCGAAAAAGTTGCCGTCTTGCTGCTTGACGTAGTCGTGATTGGTGATGCGTTGTCTGCTGAGTTCGAACTCGGAACCGACGATGGCCAAGTCCTCTCGGCAGTTCCCGTCGCCCTGCATGAATCGGGTGATCTTGTACTCCCGTTGCTGCCTGGCAAAGGGGTCTGGAGGGGTCGCTCGCCAGTCCTTGCGCTCAATGATGGGATTGCAGGCGCCGTTGTACGGCCCCCACCAAAAGGTGATGCCGTCTTGGTAGGCACGGTCGGCCTGGGCTTCTGATTCGTACCAGGACCATACCCACTCCCATCTTTCGGCGCCGACTTTTTGCACATGAGGTGCCTGGAACTGGTACGGCCCGGGGGTCGTGGTGTAGCGAGAGCCGGCGTACTTGTACTCGGACCGATCCGTCGTGCGGACGTAGGAAACTTCGCGCAGCGTATCGTTCAGCGGCGAGGACGACCACAGGTAATACTCTGCTTCGGCTCGGCTCGTGAACGACTTGGTTTCCAGCGCATTCCCGAACTGGTCGTTGATCGTGAGGTCCCACTTCCAAGGTGTGGTTTGCGCGACAGCTGCAAAGGATGCACTGACGACCACACAGACCAAACTGGTTATCAACAAGCGCCGCAATGTTTGATCTGGACAGCTTTTACTGCGGTTTTTTCTTTCTTCGGCGGGGTACCGACCACGTTGATTCACGAGACAACTCCTTTTAGCACGGTGATGCAGCACAGGCAGGGCGCCTGTGCCTAGGGAGGAGAAATGATCGGGCACGACGAAGCGTCCCGGATGCGGGCGGCAGGGGCGCGTATTAGGCCGAGATGCACAGTAGGACGCTTCCGTGTCAGTGCTAGACCGAGCCACAAGATCCATGTGGCCGCGGTGGCCATCATCACCGGGCTCAAGTTGCATGACAAGCGTTTCGCGGCCTGAGATCGGAGGCCCTGAAGCCTGAATGTGGCGCGGCCCGCCGGCCCCATTGCCGGCGGGCGCCACCGCGACCGCCATCAGCGCTCTACCGAGTCAGGGGGGAGCCGGCGAGCAGCCTTCTTTCCGGGTGACGTGCGCCACGGGATCCCCGCTCGCTGGGGGCCTTGCAGAAGCTCGGAGCGGAGGATCAGCACGTCACGCGGGGCGGTCAGTCCGAAGCGCACCTGGCCGTTCCGCACACGGAACACGCGCACTCCGATTTCGTGGCCGATGAAAATGCCCTGGCAGGGCTTGCGGGTGATGATTGGCATGCTTGGTCAATTTCCCAAGCGCGTGAACAGCGGGCCATAGGCGTAGCTGGCGCCGATCAGTTCAAAATTCGGCTTCGCCGTCAGCAAGAGCTCGGAAAAGGCCTCAGGCTTGAGGTAGCGGATTTGCAGTTCCGGCACGGCGCCCGGGCCCGGTGCCCAGACTTCGGTCGTGGCGCCAGTGTCGGTATGCCGAGCCTTCGCCCGGACATTGGCCGCGATGATGCAGGCTCCACGCGTAGCAAAAGCGGCCGGATCATCCACGCCTTCGACATGCACATGCCAGTCGAGGACGCCTCGGTATACGACGTCGTATCGAATCACTTCTGGGGTCACCATCCTTCGTTCTCCTTCAAGAGCCCCAGGCGCCGGACGACTCCTTCGCCGACCCATTGCGGGTGGTAGCTCCGAGCAGCCCAGTCGGCCGGGTCCAACATGACGCCGCGCCTCGCGCGCTCTTCGCTTCCCGTAAGCGCTGGAAACGCTGCCCAGAAGGTCGCATCGACGATCTCGTGGCTGGGCAGGGTCAGCCAGATGTGAAGTGGAAAATCGGTCCCGACGGCCGATTTGCTATGCAGAAGCTTCTCGATCTGCTCCACGGGTGTGTAGTTGAGGCGCTCGCCTTGCTGGTAGACGAACCCCGCGGTTAGAAGCAGCGGGATCTGGAGTTCGCGGGCGAGTAGATCGTGGATCAGTAAGGTCAGGCCGAATCGGTGCGTCGCCACCGTCTTGCGATCCAGATGGCTCAGGGTGCTCGCGAGGTGCTTGTGGATCACCGGCCGAGCGGCTTGCCCGAGCTTCACTGGGCTAGTATCGAAGCGAGGCAACTTGGCTCCCCACGTGAGGCTGAGCGCACGCGCGGCTAGAAGCTTTGTCTCATAGTTGAGGGCGCCGTATGGAGTGCGGCGACCCCGTGTAAAAAACCGGCAGAGCCAAGTTGGCAGCATCCTTTGCATGGCCGGTAGTAAGAATTGGGACACAAAGCCCTCCTGACCGCTCCGGAGGAGCAGTGTGGCTGTGGTCGGGTTGTGGGAACTGGTTGGAGGAGCGGCCGCGCCGCTACCGCACTTGCTCCGGGTAGCTGCAAGCCTCGTAGAAAACTTCGCAGGCAGGGTCGTGTTGGCGACAATCATCCATCGCCAGTCGTGTCGCCTCGTCTTGAGTCGGGGCGCTCATGGATTGGGTGTAATTGCTGCCCCAGGCCGTGGCGACGCACTGGTTCTTGAACGAGATGGTGACCGCGCACTCCGGGCCGCCGCCGGTTTCCTTGCACTTCGAAAGCGCCCGTCGCTCGGCGGCACGTTTGCTGGCTTCCCCGACCACGAACCCGGCGCCGCCGCGCGACGCGGTGGGGTCGATGGCGATCGCGCCCCATCGGGTCTGCCAGCGGTCAGGCTGTCGTTCCGCGGTCGCTGGCATGGGGACACAATGGCCCGGCTGGCCCGGATTCGAATACCGGAAGAAGCCCGAGGGGCAGTCGCCCTCCGCGCGTGCGAGTCCCGCGAAGCTCAACGACAGGGCGCCGAGGGCGCAGAAGAGGAGTCTGGGAGTCATAGGCATTCCTTGCGTTAGCCTGCGGAGTCGGGACGCGGCCGGCTGGCGGCCTGGCCCGCGATACGAGTGTGGTCGATGGGGGGTTGTGCGCTTTGAGGCGCGGCGCCGGAATACGGTGTTTGACCTGGCATCGGCGCCGATCCGGTCCGACCGCTGGAGGCAGCGTTGGGACCGGCCATGACGGAGTACGGGTTGAAGTTGGCCAGCAGGCCTCTGAACAGCATCGCTGCCGCGGGCGGCGCGCCCATGATCAGTGTCGACAAGACCAAGCCCAGCACGCCTTGCATTTGCACGACACTGTTGATTCCATCCGACGCTGTGCCCATCCCGAGGAGCTTCGACAACCCTTCCGTGGCCCAGAAGGCACCGGCGAGCGCAAGGGTCACGTCCATCGCGAGAGTCACCGCCACGCTCAGGAAGGCCATCGCCATCAGCGATCCGATCAGGGAGTTGAGCCATCCTTTAAAGAGGCCGTCGGTTTGCTTGAAGATCAGGCACAGGATGAAGAACGGACCGACGCCCAAGAGCATGGCGATTACGAACTTGTTCAAGATCAACATGCATCCCCCGACCACCGCGGGGTCGCCGACACCGAGACCGGCCAGGAGGCTCGCTTGGTCGCGCTTCTTGAGCGCCGCCTGGTTTTCGCCGACGTCGAGCAGATCGATACTGCTCATGGCGAGTTGCGTCAGCGCAAGCGCCTGGTCTATATCGTCGTAGACGCTGGTCTCGTCGTTTCCACTGATGGAGTAGTTGATGACTTGGCTCATGCCATCGGTCATGCCCTTGTACAGGGTGGGCTGAAAGCCCGCCGAGACACCCGCAACTGCGACGATAAGTACTAGTCGAGCGGCGTCTGTCTGCAGGGCCACCATCGACTCTTGGGATCGGCCCGTAACCCGCAAAAAGCCCTGGTAGATGATCCATAAGGTCACCAGCGGCGTAATGGCAAATGCGGACAGCGTTCCGACCCGGCGGAGCAGGTTGCGCGAGTACTCGGCGATCTCGCCATCGAGGAAGTCTTTGAAGAGGGCGAAGAATCCGAGGCTGTCGACGCCGTCTGGAATGACAGTCCGTAGGACGCTTTGCAGATCAGCAGTGGTTCCGGCGAAGAGGTCGAGCATGGGGAAGTCCGTTGGATAGAGGTGCCGAGCGCCTGATGGTCAGCGATCGCGGCGTTTCGCAATTTCGAACGCGGTCTTCAGCGCGACGGCCCGCATTCCGCCCTGCCCAAGCCGCTTCAGGTCGAGCTTGCTGCCGGTGTGTTCGCCATCGATGACGGCTTGCGCGGCTTTCGAGTGCTCCAACTCGAGCACGCGGACTTGCCCGCCATAGGCCTCCAGCAGGTTCTGCGCGTTTTGCAGATCGACCTGGGTGCGGGCCTGGAAAGAGAGCAGCCGATTGCTGTTGGCCTGCAACCGACCCGCTTCGTCGGGTCTGATCTCCGAGCGTTCCTTGTAGATGTCCTTCAGTTCGCCCTCGCGCGCTTCGGTCAACTCCTGCAGATCCACCATCGCGTTGAACTGGCGGTTTTGAGTCTGAACTAGCGCCGCGCACAGTTCCTTCTGCTTAGGTCCCGGATTCTTGATGTCGGTGCATCGCTCGGCGACCCCGAACCCAAGCGGGCGGCGGTCCAGCTTGACCTTCACTCCATCGCGGCCGAAGTAAGCCACGCCGTTCACCAATTGCTGGTTGTACTGCTTCTGCAATTCCTTGTACTGATCGTTGAGCTTGTCGTAGGAGCGCTTCATCTCCTCCAACTGCTTCATGCTCTCTGCGGTGTTCTTGGGGTCGAAGACGATATCGATGGCCCAGGCGTGCTGCATGCCCGAGGCGACGAGAGCAACTGCAGTCAGAAGAAGGGCTGAGGTCCGGCGGCGATTGAGAATGTTCATGCCACTCTACTTCCATTTGTGAGGTTGGGCAGCGCGGTATGGTCAGCTTGAAACTGATTCGACGCGATGTTTGAAGAACCGCCTGCGCCCTTCGTCGATGACGGTCAACACCAAGCGGGTCCCGTTGCTCGGGCGAAATCGCCATTGCATGACCGGAAATCGCCAGCCATGCGATTCACTCTGACTGGCTCCGGGCTCAGCGGCCATTCGTTTGGAAATCGACTCGAGGGGCTCGTCGGTGATTTCCATGTTGCGCAAGGACACGTCCTCACCGACATGGACACGCATGATCATCTCGATGGCGTCCACATCCTCCGAGGAAATTTCATTTCGGCGAAGGGGGATTACGTTGTGGGCACTGCCTTCCATTTGTCGTAGCTCCTATTCGTCAAGCAAGTAGTCCAGCCCTTGCTCATACAGGTAGGCGGTGAGGTGTGTCTCCCGGCTGATCGCGAGCTTGGACATCGCGCTTCGCTTGTGAGCAGAAACGGTCTTCGGGCCGACCCCGTGTAGCTTGGCGATTGTTTTGTTTGAAAGCTGCTTGCAGATGGCGATGGTCACCTCCATTTCGCTGGGGGTGAGTTCGTACCAATCCGACAATGCAGCAGCGATCAGGTTCAAACTCGGGTCGGTGAATTTCTCCCCGGAAAGACCCGCGCGGACTGCGTTGATGAGAACATCCGGGACACTGCCCTTCGTTACGTATGCGGCGACGCCATGTAGCAGCAAGTCCTTTGCGAGGTGTGCGCTGTGGTATGCGGTGTAAACGACGATCTTGAGCGAGTTGTTGCGGCGGAGCAACTCTTTGACCAGCACCAGTCGCCGGAACCGTCCGGGCATCGACAGGTCGAGGAGCAGGAATGCGTTTCTGTATTCTTCTTTTCCAACTAGGGTGAGCAGGTCATCGCTGTTGTCTACCGATTCGATGTCCTTCGGGTCGACGCCAATCCTCTCGACCAAGAGGTGCTTCAAAAAGAAGACGACCGATGGGAAGTCTTCTGCCAAGACATACTTCATGCAGGTTCCCTGTGTTCTTGGACACCTCGGCTTCCGTGCCGGACCGCTAGGCTGCCTCAACTCGGTGTCGTTGTCTCTGCGAAAAATCCAAGGAAATCCAGAGCTTCCACTCCAAAGTCTCGATAGAAGGCGAGCCTGGAGTTCGTTCAGAGTTTTAGTCGTGCTTCAAAACAAGGCGTTTCCCGCTCGATGTCTCCGGCTGCTACCGTTCGTCCGATGTGGGCTATCAGATTTTTCTGACACGAGAATCGGCGACTTCTTACAGGGAGATCGAGTCCTCTGTTCGTAACCTGAGCTAGCCGACCTAGATGCCGGAAGAGAGTCATATTCGGGAGAATCGAGTGGCCGTCTCGGGCCGCATGTGGCCATTGTGTCGGGTCAAAGTCAATACAGATCAATTGCTTAAGCCAGTGATGGGGGACGCCAGACGGGCGGACACCTGAGGTGGAACCGCCCGTCTGGGCATACCGTTCTTGGAAAATTCCAAGAACGTTGGAAATGTCCAAGAAAACTGCCGCCGCTACCCGCCGCCTTCCTCGCGCGAAGACGAAGCCGCCTTCCAAGAAGCGGCAATCCCCGCCGTCCGAGTTGTTGCAGGCGGTGGGCGCTCGAATCCGCGAGGTTCGTAAGCAGCGGGGATATAGCCAGGACCACCTGGCGTACAGCGTTCCTATGGATCGGGCCTACGTCGGGCTGATCGAGAATGGGAAGTCGGCAGCATCAATCATCACCCTCGTCAAGCTGGCGATTGCGCTTGAATGTGAGGTTGGCGATCTATTTCCCTATATCGAGGACTTGCGGCCGTACGCCGGCTGGCTGGACGAATAGCCGGGGCAAGGGGCTGCTCCGTCCCTGGCGGCGGATTAAAATCCTGCTACGCTCGGCCGGGCGGCCGCACGGCCGATTTGGCCGGTGGACCGGCCTGAGATCCACACGGATGGCGGAGGCGGGCATGGCCGACTTAGGGGAGCTGTCGCGCGCGGCGCGTCCGGTTGAGGCCGGGGGCGAGGTCCGTATAGCGTTCCAGCCGATCTTGGATCTCTCGCGCGGCAGCGTTTACGCCTATGAGGCTCTGGCACGCCGTCCTGGTGGGATCAGCGCTGCCGAAGTCTTCGAGGGACTGAAGGGCCACGAACTTAGTCGGATGGAGCGGCGGCTTGTTTGGGAGGCAATGGCGGCGGCGGCGCGATCGCGGCTTCCCGGCTTTCTCTGTATCAACTTGGGCAGCACGTTGCTCGGTAACGAAGCCGCGCTCAGCTACTTGACCGAATTGGCAGCGCGCGCCGGACTGTCACCAGGTCGAGTCATCTTGGAGTTCCCCGAACACCTACCGATTGATGTACCCGCATGGGTGGCGAGCCACAAGTTGCTGCGGGCGGCGGGTTTTCGGACCGCGCTGGATGATTTAGGCGCGGGCTACGCCAGCCTCTCGGTCCTAGCCGCTTACGTCCCCGACGTGGTGAAGCTCGACATGCGATTGGTGCAGGGACTCTCGGACTCGGCGCAACGGGTGCGTCGGAAGGTTGTTGCGCACGTTGCAGCGATGGCGCTGGATCTGGGGGCGGAGGTCGTTGCCGAAGGCGTAGAGACGGCAGACGACGCCGAGGCCTTGCTGAAGCTCGGTATCTACCTACAGCAAGGCTACTTGCATGGCCGACCGACAGTTCCGCTCGATGCAAGCGGAGGCGAAGCTACTGGCGCGGCCGAGCGGGGGGCCTTGGTCCCGTGATCGGGAACATCTCGTAGCCGTTATCCGACGCGGCTTTGATCGAATAGGCGCCGCCCGGCGATTGGATGTAGGCCCTCTGGCAGTCCTCTACAATCAACTCCAAGCTGCAGCAAGGTTCCTTCACCGAGGACACCGCTCGGGCGGTCTTGCCCGCCAGTTGCTTCGGATTGATCGGAACCATTGAAGTTGGCGAACTGCTGACTGCTCCGAAGCCGCCCGGCCGACCGGCATTCTCTGCGGGAAAGCGGAAGGCCACGTTAATCTGAGTCGCTTGGTCATAAGCGGCACAAGTCGCCGGCGGCGCAGCCGCGGAGCAACTGGTAACGGCTGCTGCAGTCAGGAAGGCAAAAGTCCACTTCACTTCGCTTCTCCATGCGGTGGCGCCGGGACTATGCCCCAGATCAGCGGGCCATGCCACGTGTGCATTTCCAACAGGCGACGCCGGTTCGCTATCGTGCCCTATTCGGCGTATAGGATGATGTCACCGGCCGCGACCTTCGAGGTGAGTATGGGACTGTCGTCAGAAGATCTGACTCGAGCGATATCGCTCTTGGCCGGCACCGCAAAGGCTATCGAAGCGGCCGTGTCGGCATTGATCGCCACACACCCTGAGCCTGAGGCGCTGCAGCTGCTATGGCAAAACCTCAAGCCAGGGTTGATTGACCAAGAGCACGAACAGGTGATGTTCCAAGACGGACTTTACATGCAGTCATTTCTTACCTGCCTTGCGAGGGTGTCGGGGGAAATAGACGCCGCAGCACAGAGGGGTAATTAGGTTATGACGCCGCGGGGGCTCTACCGCTTCCGCAATCGGATGCCATCGGCGATTAGCTCACCGAGCGGCCTGGCCCAAGGCCGCCCTGATTTGTCGGACTGCGGGCTCCAAAAGAGCTGTGCCGGACTCGTCACGACTGCCGCCATCGATGGCGTTAAGTGTTTTTGCCATCGAGCTTAGGCCGTAGTCGATGAGCCCGAGGTCTTCGGCTTCAAATTCCCAGAACATTTGGTCCAAGCTTTGCGGCTTACCCTTGGCGTACATTTCGGGCAATTTCTCTATAGCCACGGTCGCAATCTGATGCAGTTCGATCAGTCCCGCTAGCCGATCCGGCGGCAGATTTACGAGCACGTCTTGAACACTGGCCCAGTGGGTCACGGCGTTTTTGGCCATGACGATGCTGATCTTGACAGCATCAGGCAGAGCCTTGCGCTGAAACTGCGCCAGTTCATGGGGAAGTAGCTTTCGCGCCGGCTGATCGATCGGAAGCTTGTCGGCCATCTGATCCATCGTGGCCTCAGTCCCGCCGCTCGTTGCGAGCTGTCTGACGAAGACGATGTTCTCGTACAGCGGTTGGAAGATGGGAATGTAGATTCGCTCAAGCTGGGCTTGCTTCATGCGCGTCTGGTAGATCCAGAGCCCGAAGGCTCCGATGACCGCCAGCACGGTTGACGAAAGCGCCGCGACCACTGCTGCTGTGTTGGTCTCGAAGGGGCGAAGCCACGGCTGGTTGAGCAGAAGCATGAAAAGGCAGCCAGCCGCGGCACCTGCGAGCGCTGTCAGGATGTATTTCAAGGCGATCTCCTTTCGCTTTATTCGTCGTTGAGGCCTTTGGCCACGGCGTGGTTGTAGTAGGGGCGCTCGCGGTCTTCCAGGATCTCATAGAACCTGCCCAGGTCATTCGGCGCCGGCTGGAGCCAGCGATCGATGTTATCGGGCTTGATCGGCATGATGCAGCGATCGTGACCGGCTGCTGCAACTTCGGGCGGCGGATCCGTCGTGATGAAGGCGAACGACCACAGGTCGTCGCCTTCGGGATCCGGATTGACCCAGTGCGAGTACAGGCAGGCGATCGCCATGTCTTGGCCGGTATCGGGTGTGAACACCAACTCGATGCTGCGGTCGCGCGCACCGGGCGGCTGGGGTTCGTGCTTGTAGCGGTAATAGTCGACGGACTCGTAGAACCGGCTAGCGATGACCACAGCGTGTGTATGCCCAAACTCGCCGCGCCAGAAAGACTCCATGTTGTCGAGGCGGGCGTTGAACGTGCCGGGGTATCTCTCGTCGTAGTCCGCAGGCGCGCGCGCCGGCCGGCACCGGAAGCGCATTAGCTTGACCACGCGGCGGCCGTTCTCCCAGATCATTACCGGGGCGTACCAGCCGGGCCAGATGCGGTCGTCGGCCGGCTTCGGGGTCTCGCGCACGACGTCCTCAAGGCGCCGCCGCGCCGCGGCGATCTTGTTGCCGGCCACACGCACCTCGTTTGCCGCGCCCTTGAGGCCAGGTTTCGCCGCCAGCTTCGCGCGGTTCAGATCAAGCCGAACGGACTGCGCGTCGATCTCGGCCTGTTCTTTCTCGGCCAGTTGCTGGCGGATGGCGTCGAACCTGGCCTTCACCGTCGCCTCGTCGTCGTCACGCGGGTAGTGCAGCGAGTCTCGCAGACCCTTGGGGATGGCCTTCGCCCAGGCTGCGCCTTGGCGCTCCCAGAACATCTCGGCGAACTCCCTGACGGTCAGGGTGGCGCCGAACATACGCTCGTACTTGCGATAGTCGGCCCAGATCTGAGCGGAATAGCACATGGAGTAGTCCTCGGAATCAGGAGCTAGCGTGGCTGATGGGAATCTCCGCGAATGCCATCGGGCGACTGATCAGGAGCCCTTCGATCTCCCGGTTGGCCCAGCGCTCGATCCGCGCGATCGCCGCTGCCTTGTCGTCGAACGCGTGCGACAGCCACAGGCCGCGGTGCCAGAGCGTTCCTACCACGCCCAGCCAGCGGCCGTCGTGCAACCGCTGGATGCGGGCAATCTCGTAGCCGCCCATCTTCAATAGGTAGGCCTCGGCGCCCGCCGGCGGGTCGTCCGGATGGACGAACTGGCGATTGGGGTAGGGCTCCCAGCGGATCCACCGGAAGCGTTGGCCGGGGGGCGGGATTGGGTAGGAGGGCATGCCGGTGATGCTACCGCCGACCGTCGCAATTGGTGAGAATACCCCCCAACACACCGATTTGTTGGATTGCGCCAAGGGGGAGGCATGGATCTGGGGGGGCTATTGAAGCTTTTGGCTGCTCCATTTGGTCTCGGAGCGGGAGCCGTATTTGCAGTAATCGCTGCGCAGTGGGTCATCAAACGGCTGGGGGCTGCCGGGGACGGATACGCGAGTCGTAAAGGTGAAAATCTAGCAACTAAAGAGGATCTAAAAGACTTCATCGACCAACTGAGGGCAATTGAGACCACCAAGGCCGGGATTGCCCATGAGGATTGGACAGCTCGAGAATGGCGCGCCGCTCGGATGAAGAACCTAGAGTCGTTTGTGACTTCCGCAGTGACTGCCCTAAGCACATACACACAACTTATGCACGATTGGCGTTCAGGCATCCAAGGGAACGACGACCCCAGTCCTGTGATCAAGGCGAGGACGCTTCAGATGCTCTTTTACCCTGAATTTGAGCAGGCGCTCGACGGCTTTTTGGGGCCCTGTATCGAAAGCCGACAAGCTGCCAAGGATTTCTACTATTCGCAGATGGCGCTTGACCCAATCGATCGCAATTTCGATTCCCCTGAATCATGGGCCGATCATAGGAACCATGCTGCTCAAATGCTGAATGGCTTGAACTGGTTGACTGCAGAGGTTCGAGAACTCACGTGTGACATATACAAACAAGACCGCACAACGCCCTGATGCCGCCGCCAACGGCTACGGCATCCCGTCTGGTGGTGCGTCAGCGCAGGCGCTCGAAGGAGACGGCGGACCATCTCCGGAAGCCGCTGTACGACTCCCGCCGAGCGGTGGAGATAGAGAGCACGCCGATCGCGTCGAGTTCGTGGAGGCGGTTACCCGGAGCTATTCGAGGTGCGCGATGCATGATGGAGTGAGCGTTAATCGAAGGCCGCGAGCATTCTGTCCCGTCACCCAGCATGGAGCACCCGCCGATGACCACGCCCGCAACCTCAACTCCTGAGTGGTACGTCACCTGGATGCCCGTCATTGTGGCACTCGTCACAGTCCTTGGTAGCTTTGCGGGCGCCTACCTCGCCAGCCGATTAACCCGAAATCGGGAGCTGGAGCTACAAGCCAAAAAAGCTGCGCTCGAGAGGGCGGAGAAGACCAAAAAAGACGCTTCCGACGCGGCGTATCTGGCTGGTCTAGTCGCCGGCGAACTGGAGCGTTTCAGCAGTGCCTGCGAAGCGGTGGCGTTTGACGAAGGCCGGGTAGACCGGGAGGGCTACACACATACGACCAAGGTGGCGCCGACATTTGATCGAAAATTCGATGTCGTCTGGTCGGTACTCCCACCCGTTTTGATGTTCGACGTGATGTACCTTCCGAACCGCGTGCATGAGTCAGAGCAGCGCATTGAAGGCGCAGCCGAGCATGATGATCCGCCGGATTACCCGGCATTTTTCGAGCGGCGCCAGTTCGAGTACGCCGGCTTGGGCATCGAGGCCGCGCGACTGTCGGCAGAACTGCGATCGTTCGCCAAGATCGCACCCCTGCCAGCAAATCCCGATTGGGACTCGGTTGAAAAAATGACGGAAGTGCGGGCCGCAATCTTAAAACGCTGGACCACGCCAACGCCTTTTCCGTTCATTGACCTCATACCCACTCGACAGCCTCCTGAAAATTGAAGCTTGCAGGCTGGGTTCGACCGCCGGAGTTGAACAAGGGGGGAGGAGCGATGAAATTCCAGGCCGGACAAGTTTGGGAGTCGCATTCGGGCATGATCTACAAGGTTACTTCGGTAGCCGATGGGGTCGCGACCCTTTGCCGTGGCCGAACCGGGGATTTCGGGCCAGCTATCCGAGCGAAACATGAATGATGTTTCTGGATGGAAGCTATCAGCGCAGGCGCGTGAAGAAGACGATCTCCCATCGTCGCAGGCCGCTATATGACTCTCGCTTGGCGTCAGAGATCGAAAGCACGCCGATTCCTTCCAGCTCGTGTAGGCGAGTTGCGATCAGGTGGAACTCCTCGGCGCTCATCTGCTGGTTCTCCGCGCTCCACACGGACAACTGACCTAGAGGCAGGAGGGAGACACGGGTATCTGCTTGAACGTTGGACACGGGCGGCTACCTCGCTCGATATCCAGCAGACGCTAGCCAGTCGCAGTCTCAGCACGCGAGACGAGCCGATTTGGCGGACGAGTCGATGGAGGCCAAGTCAACGCGTTCCGCCTGCTGGTCATCCGTTCGGCGGCGACGTTGCGCTTTTTGCCAGGTGCCGCCTTGGCCTGCTGGTCCGGGACGAGCCGTGCCGGCCACCCGCTCGGGCCGATTTCCTTTTAGGATTACAAGCCACGGAGAAACGCATGGACTGCTTGGCCACACTTTGCTTTGAACCCCTTAACCCGCAAGGTCCGAAAATCTTTGAGTTCGTCGCGTACATAGCCGCGCTTGCGCTTAGCCGACTAGCTCTTGCTTAGTCTGTGCCGTTGAGGTAAGTGCGGGCAAGGCGGATAAAGCGCTCGTAAAGTGGTATGAATGCCCGCGCGTGCTGGTTCAATGTCCTAGCGCTTTCAAGGACGTGATCCGGCCGGGGGCCACCGCGGAGATTCCACGGAAAAACTGTTCGCCAGCCCTCATTGCGGTCGTGCGGAACTGTTTCAGTTGCGAAAACCATTGCCAATTCGCGGGCAGCGTCGTAAAGCTCCTTGCGCTGAACCTCCAGTTGTGCATCTAGGAATTCGCGATTTGGGTCGTCCCATTCCCTAACAAATCGGTCCAACGGCGCGAGCCACTCGGTTCTGTAATCTGTACCGAAATCGGTATCACGTAAGGTGCGGATGGTAGGTTCAAATGGAAGGGTGGCTTGGAACTCCGCGAATAGAGTTCGGTCATGATTCAAAATTGCTCCGACCTGGCCACGGTAAACACTTTGCGGTGAGTAAAAATTCGGCGCCGGGCCCAGGGCAATTGGACCAATATCTGCGTTATGCAGTTCACGCACCAAGCGGTCCAGACTAGCAGCATAATTTCCATCGCTGAAGTCAAGGTACATTCGGCCGCGTAGGGCTACCGGCATCGCCGCTTGATCCTTCGGGTTGCGAAGTATCGGGATATATTTAAGTGATTCCGGGTTGGCCAGGATATCGGTTGCGGTGACGTTGTGCTCGTAACCGGCTCCGCCTTTGCGATCAGCGGCCTTCCTCATGTACTCCGGTGTACATACGACTATTACGCGATCCGACTTATTGGTGGAGTCCTCCATGAACATGACTAAATTCTGCCCGGGCCGGAGATGCGTCTGATCTAAGATCGCGTCGATTCCCCTTTCTCTGAGATCTATAGAAAGTTGAAGAACCCAGGCTTGATGATCTGCCGAATCCCAGGAGTAGGAGATAAAGACTCTGGGCGGCTGCGCGGCAACCGGTCGAGGGGCAATATTTGCCTCTTGCAGCACCGCGTAAAGATCGACGTCTTTCACAGCCCAATGAGTAGTGGTCAGTTCTCTCCAACTCCGCCGTCCGCCGCGATCAATGTCGAGCGAGCTGCAGAGCTCTGCCAGTGTGGCTTGGGAAATGGCTGGCAAAGAGTTGTCCAGCTTCCATGAAATCGCAATACCGGACTTGCGGTGGCTGATCGACGTAATCCACCCAATGCGCGCATCAAGTCGTTCGTCGTGTTCGCCTCGCTCCTCATACGCGAAGAGCGAAGGGATCTGCATCAGTTCCGCCACGGCGGCGGCATCTAAACTCTTTAGTCGGGACGCGATAGGTTCAACGGTATAGCTGAGGAAGCGGTCCGACGACAATGTGTATTCACGCTCATTCCAAGTCCCTTCTCTGTAGACCACTAGCAGGTTGTACAT